GCGGTGGTGATCTGGGTGGCGCGGAACACGGCTTTGGCGGTGAGGAACTGGAAGTAGCTTGTGATCTGGCTGGTCAGGTTCGCGAACGTGTCGCCTTGGCCGAGGGTGCCATGGGGTGCCGATCCGGCGATGAACGGGCTCACGCCGCCAGCCAAAGGATGATCAGTTTTGAGGTGCCGGAGGCGGCGCCGCCGATGGTGATCCCCCCTACGGTGGTTGCGTTGCTGTAGCCGATCACTTCGACGTAGTCGGAGGCGGCGGCGCGGATCATCTGGCAGGCGATGGAAATGTGCCCGAGGACAGTGTTGGCTGCGGTTTCGGTGCTGCCCCACTGGGTGGTGCCGCCGTTGACACGCAGCCCGCACGCCCGGTCAGTGCCGGTTGTGTCGTTGAGGAAGTTGACCTGGCCATAGACGAAGTAGAGACCAGCTTTGGGGAAGGTGTAGCGGGTGGTGCCGTTCCATCCGGACCAGTTGTCGACGGTGGCGACGTTGAACGGGACCGCGGTCCCGGCCGGGAACGTGGTCGACGCTAGCTGGACGCTGCTGTTCCGCTGGAGCCGGCAGATCGGCGGGTAGGTGAGGAAGTTGACCGTGTCCCGCAGGTTGGTGTTCATGAACGCGCCGGTGATCTGCGTCGTGTCAGAGAACGCCGTGTTCGCGGGGACCGGCAGGGATGTGGACCAGGCCGGTGGGGCGGACGGCAGCGCCGCGTAGATGACGTTCAGTGTCGGGTACTGGCCTGCGGTGGTGTTCGTGTTGACGGAACCGGAGGTGGTCTGGAACCCGGCGAGGCTGACAGTGTCACCGGTGGCCGGGTTGAGCGTTTGGAGCTCGACGACGGTTTCGAACGGCCGGAACGTCGCCTGGGTGGGGGTTTGCTGCCCGATCCAGGCGGTGGCGACGTTGTTCTGGGTGACGGCGATCGTCGCGTTGTAGATGACACCTGTGCCGGTGGTGGTGGTGTTGTACGTCATCACCCCGATGCACAGGTACCAGCCGAGATAGTTGGCGTAGATGAGCTCCGGCTGGGCTGGGTTGCTGTGCATGGCGAGCGGGTCGAGCAGGTCGAAGTCTTCCGGCACGTAGTAGTAGGCGTTCTGGGGGATCGGCCAGATGCTGTGGAGCTGCCCGGAGTACATCGGCGGGTCGATCAGGAAAACGATGCTGTCGTCGGCGTCGTTTTGCAGGATCGTGGCGCTGATGGTTTCGACGCCGGTGAGGCTCCACGTTTTCAGGTTCGCGGGTGGCCCCGGGTAGGGCGGGTCGATGGGGTTCCGCGGCCCGTAATACGGCGACCCCGGGTCTGGGGGCGGTGGGGGGACCGGCGGCTGGTATGAGACTGCGGTGCCAGCGCCGGGTGTGCCTGCGGGGCCGGTGACCGCCCTGGCCGGTGCCCGCCGTTGGGTGATGCTCATTTCCCGAGGACCACTGTCCCGTTCGGGAACCCGTACGTGGCCGAGTTGGTGGAAAGCACATTCCCGGAGTAGGGGCTCAGGGTGAGCTGCACTGTCGCGGTCCCGGTCGCCCAGTCCAGGGTGCGTTTGATTTTGAGGATCAGGCAGGTGATTGTGATCTGCGGGGCTGCGCCGGTGACCGGGCGGCGGTGGAACAGCACTATGTCACCGATGTCGCCGTACAGCACCAGCGGCCATGCCGCCGTGGTCTTGGCGGCGTCGATGGTGACCTGCTCGACACGCAGGTGGGCGGTGCCGTTTGTTTCCACGATCCAGTTGACCAGGTTGGTGACTGCGTCCAGGTCGGCGAGGTAGACGGTGGGGGTGGCGGTGATCGTGCCGAACCTGTTCTGTGACGCGGTGATGAATGGCAGCAGCTCGAGCGAGGGGGTGACCGCTGGGCCGTTCTGCTGGGTCGCGGTGACAGTGTTAGCGATCAGTGTCGGGTCGTAGCCGACGCGGGCATCCGGGAGGTAAGGGATCTCTCCCCCGGCTGTGTTTTCCCCCAGTACCCACTGCGGTGTTTCACCGTCGAATGCGCCGTACGCCTCGTAGTTGAGGTTCCCGTCGCCTGCGATGTACAGCAGCCCGCCGTCGGAGTCGGTCATGTCCTGGATAGCGGCGGACGTTTGTTTCCCGGGGATCTCGGTGGCGGCGGTGGTGTAGCTCTGCCCGTAGGTGTTGTCGGTGAAGTCGATGCATTTGGGCCCGTAGTAGCCGCCGGCTTGCAGGTAGCGGTGGACCCGGTCGGAGACCGAGTCGAAGGACGTGTTCTCGCCGGGGACCGTCGCGAGCGACGTGGAGGTGGCGGCGTACTGGTTGAGGAGCCGCTGGTGGGGGACGAGGTAGTCGAAGATCGCGATGTGGGCGAGTGTTCCCGTCCCGCCGCCGTTGAAGCAGAAACCGTTGTCGATGGAGTCAGCGAAACCGCCCCACGACATCCACCCCCACGTCGACGCCAGGTTACATGTCCCCGACGAGGGGCTGTTCGTGAACCCGCCGGCGTCGGTGAGAATCTGCCACGTGGTGGGGGTGAGGTACAGGGTCAGCATCGTCCAGTCCTCACCGGCCCAGACGCTTGTGCCGATCTGGGTGTCTGTCTCGGCGCCGGTCGCCTGATCGTAGACGGCCATGTGCATCGTGCCGGGATTGGGCTGGGCGGAACCGGCGAGCCAGATCGCGGCCATCGGGGTTCCGGTGCGCCGGATACCGAGCAGCGTGTTGTTAGTAGGCTGCGAGTCCGCTGAGGCTGCGGCGTTGAACCAGAAACTGACAGTGATCCCGTTCGCCAGGGACTGCGGAGCCGACGGCTGGTAGAACAGGCAGTACCCGAACGTCTCGTCGCCGGAGGTGAAAGCCTGGTCACCGGCTTGCGGGTTCACCTGCGCTGGTGGGGAGAAGGTGAGGAAGTTCGGTGAGCCGGATTGCAGCGACGTCACAACGAACGTGGTGGGTTCTTTCAGCTGCGCTGACGAGTTGAACAACTGGAAGTGGTCACCGACGTGGGCGTTCGAAGGGAACGCGTTAGTCGATGCGAGGAAATAGTTTCCGCCCGATGCGGCGGTGGCCACGAAATCCCACGGGGTTTCCAGGCCGGTCTGATCCCACGTCGACGCGCCCGCGATCAGGTCGTTGCCTGTGACACCGAACGCGTAGCTGGCGGACCCAGGCCCGTAGCTGGCTTCCCTGACGAGAAGCTGGTCGGTGTTGGCGGGAGCCAGGTTCGCTGCGGCTGATGATCCGGCCGCGTCGTCACACGGCCAGTAGGCGAACGGGCCGTCGTTGAGGATCTCGGTTTGCCCGATGGGCCGCAGGACAGCGTTGAGGACCGACCACAGGTCGGTGAACACGGCCGCTGATTCTTGCCACCACGCCCCCGATGACCATTCCTGCGGCCACCGTTCGGTGAACCCGCAGAAACTGACCTGCGTCCGCCCGTTCCAGGTGGTGAGCAGCCGCACCGGAACGTAGGAGGTGACCTGTCCGACCTGGATCGGTGTCAAAGTACCGGACTGGGCGACGTTCCCGGCGGCCGATGCCGCAGCGGCGGCGGGGGTGAAGGTGACCAGGCCGGTGGTGGTGTTGACCTTGGTCACCTGGAACACAGCCGGTTGCAGCAGCGCCCCGGCGGAGGTGTAGAGCTGGAAGTAGTCGGTGACGGTGACTTTCCCGGCGTCAGCGACGGAGACGGGGATGGTGGTGGTGGTCCCGGTACCGGTCGCGGTGATCGCCCACGGCGGGCGGGGGGTGAACGCCCCGTCATGGTTGTCGATCAGGGCGTTGACTTCGGCGGCCTCAAGCTTGTCGAGTTCGTATTGGCCGCCGCGGGTTTCGTCCCAGGACAGGAGCCGCCCAGACATGTCGACCCAGATCCGCTGATCGGGTGGGGTGGCCTGCCCGGCGGGGCCGCCGGTGGTGGTGCCGAGCGCGGCTTGCAGCTGCACCAGCGGCCAGTTCGCCGACAGCTGGGCCGGTGGCGGCTGGGCGACGGCGACGGCGGCGATGACTGCGGTGACGTCGATCGCCCCTGTCCCGGCCGGGTTGGCCGGTTTCCATGTCGCCGATGTCGCGCCGGAGGTGACCTGGGAGGCGATACCGGCTTCGAGGTCGAGCCCGTACCCGCCGCCGCCGTGATCAACTGAGGTGTTGCCGTTGATCCAGCCTGCGCCGGTGAGGCTGATCGGCTGGGTGTAGGTGTCGTTGTCGTAGGCCCCGGCGGTGATGACCAGGCTCGACTGGGCGAGGGCGCCGAGGGACACGGTGGTCCCGGCCGAGGCTGATGTGCCGGTCGCGGTCGCATATCCGGTGACCAGGAACCCGTTGGCGAGGCCGGAGAACTCCTGCACATAGAGCCCGCGGACGGTTGCCCCCGCCGACGGTGCCACATACACGACGCTCGCTGGGCGGGCCGCCGGGGCCGCCCACAGGCCGACCGAGCAGAGACTCGTCTGGAGCGCCGGGCCGAGCGGGTACCACAGATTGTGCGCATCATCACCGATCGACACGGTTCCCGGCTGGGCGAGGTTCATCGACGTCCACGACGCGGCGGCGATCAGCCAGTTCCCGTCGTTGTTGCCGATGACCACGGTCTGGTTGACCAGCGACGGCGACGGGAACGTGAACCCGGACACCCCGGCGGGGACATATACCCCGGACCATGTGTTGACCAGTGCGACGGGCATTCAGGACTGCCGTCCGGCGAGGAACCACCCATTCCCCGGGTTACGCCGCGTGTAGCGGAGAACGCCTTGCTGGGCGATCTGCCGGAGCGTGGTCTCGGCGACAACACTGCCCTGGATATTGAAGTTCTGGATCACGTTCCCCCCGCCGCCGCTGGTGGCGTAGCCGGTGGCGGATCCGAGGCCGGGGAACGCTGACACGTTGGTGCCGGTGAACCGGTTCACCAGGCCCGGGGTCACCGCGAACGAGGTTTGCAGGTCACGGCCGAACCGGCGCATGAAATCGTGCGCCTCATGCTCCCGGTATCGCATGCCGTTGACCAGGCCCTGGATAATGTATTCGCCCTGCTGGTGGAACTTCTTAGACGGCGAGATGGATGCGATCGCATTCGCGAACGTGCTGACGACACTATTAGCGACCTGAGTGACGTAGTTAAACAGCCCGGTGGCCGCGCTGGAAATCCCGTTAATCAGCCCGTTTATGATATTGGTGCCGATGTTTACCATTTGTGCCGGCAGGTTAGCGAAGGCGTTGACGATCTGGCCCGGGATGCCCTGGAACCACGATACGAAGCTGTTCCAGGCGGATTCGGCGTTGGAACTGATGCTGTTCCAGATCCCGGACAGGTACGATACGAGACCGTTCCACTGCGATTCCGCGACAGTGACAAGCCCCGTCACAGCGTTAGTGATGAAATTGGTGAAGCTGTTCCACGCGGACGTCGCATCCGACTGGATCGTGTTCCAGATCCCGGACAGGTACGATACGAGACCGTTCCACTGCGATTCCGCGACAGTGACAAGCCCCGTCACAGCGTTAGTGATGAAATTGGTGAAGCTGTTCCACGCGGACGTCGCATCCGACTGGATCGTGTTCCAGATCCCGGACAGGTACGATACGAGACCGTTCCAGATGGCCTCGGCAGCGGACACGACTTGCTCAAACGCCTGCGGCATGCCCAGGATGGCTGAGGTGAGGAAACTGACGACAGTATTCCACGCGGCCTCGATCAGCTGACCCGCCAGCTGGATAGCGCCTACAACATCGTTCCAGATGCCCTTCCAGAAGTCGCGGAACGCAGCGCATTTCACCCACAAGATCACGAACGCGGCAACCAGGCCAACAATCAACAGGATGACCGCCCCGATCGGGTTGGCGTCCATCGCAGCGTCAAGGAGCCACTGCGCCGCAGTTGCCGCCTTTTGCGCGATCTCCAGATCCTTGAACGCCTGCACAGCACCCCGGATCATCGCAGGAATGCCGACAATAAATGTGAACGCGCTGCTGATCCCCGAAGCAGCAGTCGTAACGAGACCTATGGCCAACTGTAGCCCTTTGAACGCAGCGACCGCAGACAGGATATCGACAGCGATACGGCTGACGATCGGGTTCGACAGGACCGCGATGAACGCCTGGATCAGCGGATTGATCGCGTTCAGGAGCCCTGGGATCATTTTGAGCGCCGAAATGAACGGCGAGTTCGGTGTGAGGAAATTCTCGATGATCGGCTTGGCGGCCTGGAGAATAGCGATGAGGTCTTTACCGAGGATCTGTATTATCTGCGTGACGACCGGAGTGATTGATTGGAACGCTGCCCCTATGTCTGTGATCAGCGCTGTGGCAAGTTGTGACAAGGATGGCAGCAAAGGCGTAATCGCCTGGCCAAGGGCGAGCATCAACTGGCCAAGGACCTTGAATGCGGCCACTAGCGGCCCTGTCAGTGCCTTGACGAGTTCATTAAAAAAGTTGATCAACGGTGTGGCTACCGGGGCAAGAGCCGTGGTCAGCTGCACGAACAAGTTAATCAGCGACCCGGTGAGTTGCCCGATCGCGGGCAACGCCACCTGCGCCAGCTGGCCAAGCTGATGAATGAAGTCGATAATCTGTGGCGTGTGCTGCTGGATCACCGTCATCATCTGATCCAGCGCGTTACCCGCGATAATCGCCAGCCCTTGCACCGACGGCAGGATGGTCCGCAGTACGTCGAGGCCCTTGTTGAAGATAGACAAGATGTCGGGCTGGAGAGCCTTCGCCAGGTTGTTGAACTCTTTCTCGAATCCCTGGATCGCGGTGATGACCTGCTGCTGCTCGGGTGGTATCGACGCCCAGTCCGCTTTGATCTGCGCTAGCGCCTTGTTCTTCGCCGACGCGGTGGCAGCGGTGTCATATTTTTGCTGGGCATCGGACATCATCTGCATGTTCTTGACGACACCCATGATCGTCGGCGCTGCCATCGCGCCGAACGCAGCCACGCCGCCGCTAGCCCCGATGAACGCCGGCGCGAGCGGCACCGCCGCTGCGACCGCTGCGGCGATCGGGCCGATCAGGCCGGCGAAAGACGTTGTGGCCTTGATCGTGGATCCGCCCATCAGATCCATCAACGTCGATGACTCCTGCGACTTGTCACCGACATCCTTCAGGGCATCGCTGGCGACATTTGAGCTGCTGCGGACATGGTCGAGCTTGGTAGCCGCCTCATCCCCGACGTTGCCGAGCGCGCTGAGTTTGCTGTCCGCGTCGCTGGTGTCGACCGTGATGTGGATCGTCTTGTCAGACAGTGCAGCCTCTTCGGCCTTCACCTGATCAAGTTTCGCGGTGACATCACTGACGTCGGCGGTCACCTTAATATTGGCGGCCGTACCGGCGACCTTGTCCGCCTCGGCCTGCACCGTCGCGAACTTCGCGTCCGCGTCAGTGATATCTGCGGTCACCTTGATCGTGTCCGCCGTACTGGCGACCTTGTCGGCCTCGGCCTGCACCGTCTGAAGTTTCGCATCTGCATCGGAGATGTCGCCGGTGACCTTAATACTGTCTGTCGTTCCGGCGAGCTTGTCCGCCTGCGCCTGCACTTCCTGCAACTTCGTATCCGCGTCAGTGACATCCGCCGTCGCTTTGACGTTGACGTCTTTGACCCGGTCCTGCGCATCCGCCAGCTGGTTCGTTTTGTCGATCATTTCGTCGATCGGCGGGATGTACGCAGCAGAATCCGCGATGAACTGGGCTACCGCAGGCGGGAGCTCATCTGCCACGGCTCACACCCCCGCCCTGGGTCATGCGCCGTAAACCGACTGCTGGAACGCCTCCACAGCCTTATTCCGCAGACTCCCATCCGCCACGATCAAATCCAGCGCGGGCCGCAGATACGGCCGCGGCGGCAGATGTGTCTTATGCCCCCGCCCGGCGTTCCCCCCGAGCTCGTGGATACGCGCGTACACCGTCGTTGCCCCGACCTGCGTCTGCCAGCGTGTCCCGGCCCCGGTGACCGGGTCCGCGCGCACCGAACGCCGCAGATCACCGCCGACCATCGCCGGTGGCATACCCGGCTGCGACGGCGTCGGCGTCCCCTTCACATGCGACGACAAACCCAGTTGGAGCATGGTGGCGCGGACCATCACCGCACCCATCGCGTCCGCCGCCGCCCGGCACCCATCCGGCGCCTTATCCTTCATCCCCTGCAGCCGGATCGCGATCTCGCGCACGTCACCCATGCATGCCTCCCGTGAACCGCGCCCGGCCCGGATCCGGCGGCGGCTCATAGTGCCGCGCCGACGACTCCGACGCCCGCTTCACCGCCCGATCCCAGCCCGCAGCCATGTCCGGTAGCAGCTCAGCGAAATCAAGCGGCAGGTTGTCGTACTGCTCCGGCGTCCAGTGGTAGCGTTCCGCGACCAGGAACCACTCCACATACCGCTGCTCCGCCGGGCACGACGTACCGGGACGGCCTAGGAAGTAGTCGGTGAAACGCTGCCGGAGATAACCCGCACTTTTGGGCCCTCCCCGTTGTCTCCGCTTTTGATGCCCATGACCCGGTTGTAGATCGGCTCGATCGCGTCGGCCAGCGCCTCAATATCGTCCAGCGGCAGCGAGTTGATCAGGCCGATCGGGTCGACCACCATCGACGGCACCGGCTGCCCGATATCCCACGACACGATCAGCCGGGTCAGCAGCGCATACTTCACCTGATCCGTCATCGACGCCGACAGCACCCGCGTGCCGTCGTCCTGCACTTCGACTTTGATGGCCTCGTTCGCGGCGTACTTGTCCCCGGCGAGGACCTGGTCCCGCAAGTCGGCCTCGTGGCCGGACGGCAGCGCAACCTTCACGAGCGGCTCCAAATCTGTTTCGGTAGAATCTTGGTACGCGAAAGCTCCGGCACCTGCGGTAACAGGCCCGGAGCGCGGCCGACTAACGAGGAGTCGACATGAACGACGCTACCCCTGAGCGGTGGCTACCCGTACCCGGCTACGAGAGCCTCTACGAGGTCTCAGACCACGGGCGAGTCCGATCGCTGCCCCGCCAGACCGTGTCAGGAATTCGCGGCGGCACCATGCTCAAGGGACACAAGCTGTTCGAACTGGAATATGTGCAAGTCTTTTTGCACGCCCAGGACAGGGGAACACCCTTCTGCGTACACCACCTGGTGGCCCTCGCATTCATCGGCCCCCGCCCAGACGGCATGGAAGTACGTCACCTAGACGGGGACGCGTCCAACAACGCTGCAGCAAATCTCGAATACGGCACCCGCGCCGACAACATGCAGGACATGCTGCGCCACCACCGCGGACAGATCGCCAAGACACACTGCCCATACGACCACGAGTACACCGAGGAAAACACACGTCTGTATCGCGGTGGACGCTTCTGCAGGGCATGTGAGCGTGACAGGAGCCGTCACCGGCAGCCATCAGGGCCACCCTGCACGACTAGCGGATGCGACACACCACAGACAGCAAAGGGACTCTGCCCACGCTGCTACGCCAGGGAATGGCAACGCAGGAAACGCGCACAGAACACCTAATAAGACATAATTGCGTTCTGTATCGTAATCGACAACGGACTATACCCCCCAGAGATCCCAGCGTTAGTCGTATTCGCCACAAGAAGCGCCTGCTCATTGAACCCGAAAACACTTCGTTTATCGTCGAGCGCGGCGGTGTCGAACGCGGTGAGCTGGGCGCTAATCGTAAGCGTGGACGACTTGGTGCCTGGCAGCCCATTCGCGGACACGATCTGCATCGTCGGCTGCGTGTTGTTCAGGTAGTACAGGAACTGGGACTCGTCCAAAGCTGGGTCAAACATGAAGTTGACCTGCGCGGTGAGTTCGCCGCGGGGGATCGCATAAGGGGACTGCTGCCCCTGGTCGGTCCAGATCGGCTCAAGCTTACGCATGATCTGGATCTTCCATTCGGCGATGTTGAAGACTTGCGCCCCGGCGAAACTGACGCTGGAGGTCCAGGCGGCCTGCGGCACTGCGTTCGTGATCGCCGAGGTGGGTGACTGCGAGGCGATCACCGACGCGAGTCCTTGTGCTTTCGCATCCCACGTGATCAGTGCGGTGGAGGTGCCGGTCAAGGTCACGTTGGACAGGCACGTGAATGCGTACTGGCGGGCCCCGGACACTGCCGGGAGACCGGTGTAGTCGGTGAACGTGTGTGTCACCGGCTGCGCGTTCATCGCCCCACCGGCGCCGGTGCCGGAGTTCAGGAGGGAGAAGTTGTGGGTGTAGAGGGAGGTGGCGGTGCCGGCGGTCAGCGTGGAGGTGATGCCGTGCGGGTAGTACAGCGGCCGGTTCAGCACGTACGGGCCGGTGCCTGTCCCCGATGTTGGGACGATCACTTCGGCGGGGCCGGACGAGTCGGCCAGGTAGAACAGGTACGGGGTGTTGAGGACCAGCGACCCGGAGGTGAGCGTGATCGAGGTGGTCGCCGCCGGGTACGCCGCGACCGAGGTGACACTGGCACCGGGGTTGGTCATGGCGGACACGTAGTAGTCACCCAGGATGTTGTTCAGCATGTAGCCGAAGCTGTCGGGGAAGAACGGGCCGCCGAGGGCGATGTCACCGATGATCGGGCCGGGGATCATGTTGTACAGGCCGGCCATGGCGTTACGCCACGCCTTGTCCTGCAAGTAGGTGATTTTGTCGACGGGGTCGAATTTGGTCAGCGGCAACGTGAATGTCGGCACCACCGGCGTACCAGGGTTCAGCTCGGCCCCGACACCGACGAACCGTCTAGTTACCGGGTAGACATGCGGCGCGTTAGCCATGCCTTATTCCCCTTCCCCGTCATCATGCCAGGCTGTCTCCGCGGCCGGTTCATCCGGCGGCATCGGGAACGGATCCGCAGCTACCCCCGGATCACCAGGGCCGTGCACCGTGAACAAGGTGGTGATCGGCGCGATGACCGCGAGGACACCTGCCTGATGCGTCGGGGTGACCACCGTCATCACAGGGTTGTCTATCAGCGCCCCGACAGGTGGGGCCGCATAGATGTCGGTGAAGGCGTGGGAAACCGCGGACGTCGCCGCCGTGGATGACGCGTTCGTCCACGACGCGGCCGGTGTCCACGTCGGTGTGCCGACCAGCGATTCCATGCACCAGGCACCGATCGCATACGACGTCAGGTAGGTGACAGGCGGCACCGCGGTGATAGTCGTCGTCCCGGTCGTCCCCGTGAAAGTGGTGGTAGTCACTGAGGAGTTGTCCAGGTACTGCCCGTTGAGTTCCATGAGGAACGCGGTCATCCGGGTTGTGGCGACGGTGCCGACACAAAGCGCGTTGAAGGTCGGCGCCGCGTCGCCGCCGGCGGCGACTTTCACGAAGATAGCGGCCGCTGTCCCGGCGGTGACCGCAAAACCGAGCCTGGCCCAGGTGCCGCTGACCTCGGTGATCCCGGTGGTGCCGATACCCGAGTCGCCGTAGGAGGTGACGACGGCGACGAGGAGGTCACCGAAGGTGCGGGGCTGTGTCCCGGACCAGGTGCCGGTGACCGACCCTGTCGATATTCCCGTGGTCTGCACCACGGTCGATGGGGTGCCGACCTGGGTGACGGCGGGCCAGAACGGGGTGACGGGGGCGGAGAGGGCCCCCCAGCGGCCGTCGGTTGGTGGGATAGCGGCGGCGCCATACACGTCGGCGCCGTCCCCGGGTACCGCAGTCATGAGGTAGGTGCCGCCGGGGACTGCCCATAGGGGTTTCCCGCCGGGGGATGTGAGGTACTGCGAGTAGAACCTCGGCACAGTTCCGAGGTACGGGTAGGTCATGCGTCCTCCCCTAGACGGGTTAGATAGTCAGGCTTGGAACAGCTCGAGGATCGGCAGACTGAACTGGGCGTCGTACCGCAGGTACCGCTGATCCGCCACCGCCCGCACCGGCGGATAGTCGTAGTTGATCCGCTCACCCACATCGATCAGCAGCGACCAGTCACCGGTGTCCGGGTCAGTAGCCTCGGCCGGATTCGGCGAGCCCCGCAAAATCTGGGTGATGGTGTCAATCACAGCGGGAAACGCGGTATCGGTGTCGGGGTCGGTTTCCTCACCGAACCAGATAACCCACAGGTGCGCGGTGTGGTCGATCTGTTTCCACCCGGCGGTGCCGAGCTTGACATTGCCGCGGGGGATAGCGCGGCGTGTCTCCGGCCCGAGAGAATCCCACACGTACACGCCGGGGCGGAACGTTTCCTCGTTGGGGTTCGGCGGGGAGATGAACGCCTCCAGCGGCCCGCTGGACGAGGGAACGGGCACACCGTCGAGGAGCCCGAACAGGTACGACTGCACCACGTTTGTGCCAGGCACTACACAGTCCTTTTAAACGGGCGACACAGCGCCTGGGCGCGTGTGGTGAGACCATCCGGGCTGCTCCCCGAACCCGACGCCGCCCCCGTGATCGTCTGCACCGTCGTCGCTGTCGCACCACGGGTCAGCGCCTGCGCCGCAGCGAAGTTGATCGCCGCCCACTGGATCTGCGCCGGTAGCGCCGACACCGCCACCCCAACGCCATGCCCGTATACCAGCGGCGACCCGAGTGTCAGCGTCCCGGGCCCCGACTGGGCGCTCGCGGCGGTGCAGGTGATCGTCTCCTGGGTGCCGGAGTCGAAGATGGTGCCGGTGGCGCCCTGGCCGCCTGGGGTGACGGGCGCCCAGCCGGTGCAGTCATCCACCTGCAACGACGTCACCCCGGCCATGGCCGCAGTCGTGATCCCGGCGTGCGGCCAGCCGTTCAGGTAGGTCACCTGGAGCACATAGCCGACGCGGCCGGCTGACCAGTTGATGTAGCCGCCGCCGATGTCGATGGCCTGCCCGCCGTCCGCCGCGCTCGACGGCACCGACGTGCCGTAGATGCCGACCGGCGGCACATGCGGGGCCATGAACTGCGGCGGGATAGTTGTCCACTGGTAGGGCAGCGAGTTCGGGGCGCATTGCCCGGCGAGGACCTGGGTGACAGGCCAGCGGGACAGGACCGCACGGGCGTTCCCGGCGCCGTTGCCGCCGACGGTGAGCCGGAACGCCGGGCCGTGCAGGGTTTCGACGTCGATGGTGGCGCGGAGGACCTGGTTGCAGTAGGCGTCGATCATGGCGGTGGCGCGCATGCACAGGTTCAACTGCTCGGCTTGCTGCTGCGCCGGTGACGCCGACCTCGACGGAATCGTCGCCCAGCTGATGCCGGTCTCTCATAATGTCGGCGCCGAAACGAGGATTTCGGGCGTTACGTAGGGGGTTCCTGGGCCGGCGACAGGCATCTGGCATCACCCCCTTTAGCTGTCCGCGCGCTGATCCGCGAACAGCTTGCTAGCTAGTTCCTGTTTGCGCGGTAACGCGAGCGTGGAGCCCGCGTAGAGCGCTTCGGCTAGGAGCCTTGCCTTTCGGCTACCGCCGACAGTCCAGTACCAGCACCGTGGTGCCGTTGAATGCGGGGCAGCCTTTGCGTTAGATCCGCACACCGTCTTGGCCCATGCGGCAAAGCCTTGAACGCACGCCTCGCTGCCGCAGATGTTGAGGTACCAGCCCTGCGTCTTCCTGATCATCCCGATGCTGCCGTCGCCATCAAACAGACCGCGCCAGTAGTGGTGCATCAGGTCGGCAGGGCCATTCCACGGTTGAACCGTGGCGCTCTTGCGGGGACCGATCCCGAGTGCTGCGAGGTCGTTGAGCATCTGCCACGAGTCGAACGTCACCTTGAAGCAGGTTCGGTTCTGCGTGATCGGCCGGTCCGACCCGAGGTCATCGCACAACCGGACGAGGTGGTCTCGATCCCGTTCTGCTAACTCGACGCGAAGGCTGAATGATCTGTCTGCGCGGATGATCCCGCCATCGGCTGTGATGAAGCCGAGCCAATAAGCGCGAGCCTCGTCATTAATGTCCGCGAAGAAGTGTTCATTGAGCGTGTACTTCCGGCTGCCAGAGCGTGCGGGCGGATCGCAGCGTAGAGGGTCACCGTGAGTGCTCCAGCGTTGCCAGTGCTTGCCGCACCAGCCTCGTGCGACCACGGAATCGGTGCAGTCAGCGACGGAGCATGTCAGTCCGAGACCGTAACCGCGCAGTGGACGCAGCTCAACGCCGTGGCGTAACTGCCAAGCATGGCTCCCGCAATAGCCACGCGAATCAAAGGGCTTGTCGCATCCGGGGAATGAGCACGTCTTCTGCCGCTCGGGTGCTGCGCCTAGCGGGTCGCCGTAGCGGATCCAACGCTGGTAGTGCGGAGCGCACCAGCCGCGAGCGGAGTGTGGTTTTTCGCAGCCGTCGATGCTGCACGTACGCTGAACCATGTCGGCCTGCTTCCTCAGGTCGAACGTGCCCCGGGGTGTTGACGCACCGCCGGGGTTCTTTCGTACATTCTATCGGTTAGCCGCCTGTCACGGTCAGGTTGAAATCCCTGGCGCACCGGGCACACACATTCCGGCCACCCTTGCTGTCCCAGCGGACATGCCGCTGGCACACCGCCTCCCGGCACAGAGCACAATCAGCCACCGGATCGGACTTACGCGCCGCCCGGCCCCGCTGCGGACCGCCGCACAGGCCGCACAACCCGGCGTGGCCTCCGGTGCGCCGCCTCACACGCCCCCAGGAATCACGCCGCGGCGGACAGCCGCTCGATCAGCTCAGGCTTAGTGCCCTTACCTGACAGGCCCCTTGTCGCCGCGAGCCGCTTCAACTCGCTGTACGGCAACGCAGCCAGATCCAGCGGCGGCTGGTCAGCAGGCGGCTCCGGGAGCGGCACATCGGCCACTACGTACGAGTCCACCGCGAACTCGGGCGATGGCGCATCTGGCACCAGCCCGGCCACGGCCGGGTCACGGGCACCGCACTCCGTGCAGAACCGCTGCCCGGCGGTCACGTCCACCCCGCAGTCACGGCACGGCACCACCGCGGCTACGGCTACTTTCTGCCCGGCTACGAGCGCGGTCAACGCCTCAAGGATGCCCGGCATCTTCGCCAGCTCCTCGAGCGCGACCCCGGTCGCCTCCGACTGTTCTTTAGCGCCGCGTTTGTCCCGGTCCTCCCGGACGCGGGTTTCGTCGGGTGTTTCGGGGATCTCGGAGACCGTACCGGCCCACAGCGGATCACCCTTCAGCACAGCGCAGCACCGGGGGCAGTCCAGTACCCATATCTTCGCTGGGGCGCCGTCTTTCACGGGCCGGCTGTGCAACTGGCCACAGCCTCCGCTGGAGACGGGAATGATCGCGCCCTGAATATCCGAGCGCGCGTGCAAAACCATAAGCTACTCCGTTTCGGTTGGTGTGCTGCAGCGCGGGCAGGCGTCCGCCCACCGCTGCGCCAGGAACCGGCACCGAGGACAACGCCGGCCGCCTTTAGTGCCGATCGCGTACGCCTTCGACGCGGACAACATCCCGATCCGCCCATGCTGCGACGTCCTGATCGCCGCGGCGTGCCGGTCGGCCACATCGACATGGCCACCGGGTTTGCCGTCGTACTTGGTACCGTCCGCGCATTCCAGCCCATAACAGCCAGGGGGGAGCTCGACGCGGGTACTCATGCGGTCCACGGCTCAAAAATCTCGTACGCCACGACACTCGTGTCAGCGGTGCCATCGACGGCTGTGTTCGTAGATCCGATCGTGAAACTCGTTCCTGGAATCCTGCTCGCCACGTACGGCGAACCGGTTATCCCTGGGGCAGTAGCTGGCACCTGGACAGTGAGGAAGATCCGCGAGTTGGCTGAAACGGACGTGTTCGCCACTGTCACCTGGCCAGGAACCGGTGGATCATCCGTGCCGAGAGTCGCTACGCCCTGTTTCCCGTTCGAACCCTCAGAGACGATCAGCCCCTGACCGACGGTGCCGATACCGAGGCTGCCGCCGATGATGGACCCACCGGACAGCGGCAGGTACGAGCCGGTCCCAGCCTGCGTGAACGTCCTCGTCGCGCCGTCGGTGCAGATCCAGATTTTCCCGGTCTGGTCAATGACGAAGTCGCCGTTGGCGAACGTCCCCGATACGGGTGCGCCGCTAGCGGTGGCACCCGCATACCGGCTAGCGGCGGTCGCACCTGGCATAGATGCGGCGATGGCCGGTACGGTCACGGAACCTGTAAAAGTGGCACCGGCCAGCAGCGCGACACCGGCCGCAGCGACAGCGGCGGACACCCATATACCGGGATTACCCGCGTCGGTGCAGATCCACAGGGCACCGTCCTGCCCGATCACCCAGTCGCCTTTGGCGAACGTGCCCGTGATCGGCGCCCCCGACGCGGTGGCCCCAGCGTAACGGGACACCGCGACAGCGCCTGTGGCCCCGGACGCGGACACGGTTTCAGCGGTGATATCGCCGCTGATCTGGCCGCCGCCATCCAATGACAGGAACGTCCCGGAACCGGCCTGTGCCCATACGGCGGGCGGCCCAGGATCGGTGCAGACCCAGATCGCCCCGTCCTGCGCGATCACCCAGTCGCCGAGGCAGAACGTTCCCGTATCCGGTGCACCCGTCGCGGTACCGCCCGCATACCTAGATGCGGCAGTCGCACCGGTGACCCCGGAGACGGCTACGCTTACCGCACCGAACTCTGAGCAGGCCATTCAGGACACCCACCATTCGTCGCCGTGAAGCTCCCAGTACACAGTCGACGTATCACTGATACTGGAACTGGAGATCACAAACACCTGGCTGATTTTGCTAGCGACACGAAGCTGACCGGGCGTGCCGGATTCCTGCTGGCATGTCAGCAGGACGCTGGTCCGGGATGTCACCGACGGATTGATAACGGTCGCCTCACCTGCGACGAGTGTCGCGGTGCCGCTGCGAGCAGCGGTGGCCGCCGCGGAACCACCTGATCTCGGCATAACTTGCCCCTCCCGTTAACTGTCCGTGACGACGAGCACGTTCACCGTCGAGGTGCCCGCGCAGAACCCGTACAGCGGCGTGCTCCGCGAACCCGGATAGGAGGAGATAGTCACCGGCACCACCGGCAGGGCCGTCCCCGACGCCGGAAGCACCGCCCCGCTAGCCGTACCAGGCGTACCCGGACCGAACGTCACCGCCGCCGTACCGACATTCCACAGGCTCACCCGGCACTCACCCGGCGGCACAGTCACCAAAGGCACCGGCAACGTCCCCGACACCACAACCTGGCTCGCTGAGATCACCTCAGCACGACGCTTCCGTATGAATAGCCGACCCGGCAGGTGTCACCGGCCCAACCGGTGACGCCGTCCGGTGGTCATACTTCAGCGCCGACACCGTCAACGTCCCGGTCCCGCCACCAGCAGTGATAGACACAACCTCGGCGTTGCTACCGGTGCCGATCTGCGCCTGCCCGCCATTGACCGCCGCGCTGTAAAAAGCGCCAGCGAACGTCAAAGACGTCGCGCCGCTGTTGAACACCGCATTCGTGTTGATCGTCGTACCGGCAGATGCAACACCAGAAGCGGCGTACAGCGCTACCGGGGCGAACGGCAGCGACACCTCCTGCGACGGCTGCAACGGCATGCCGTTCGCCGAAGTCACCCCCGCCTGCCCGATGTAGACGATGGACGAGCCCTCGTTGATGAGAGTCACGTGCGGGGTACCGGCCGACGCCGGGGTGTAGATCAGCGTCGGTACTCCGCTGACCGGTGTGTGAATAGTCGCCATGACGGTCAGTCCACCGCCAGGACCGTCGCGAGCCCGGCCTCAACGTAGGCGGTCCCGGACGCGGTGATGCCCCACAGGTTGACCGCCGCCCCAGACAGGGTCACCTGGCCGCCTGCGGCGACCGGGAAACCGGTGACAGCCGGGGACGACGTGCCGCCGATGAACAGCGTCGCCGGGCCGGAGTTGACGACGGTCACGTTCTGGGGGCTGACCAGGCCCGACGCACTGATGTTGTAGACGGTTCCGGCGCTGCTGCCGATGGCGGCCTTCTGGTAGCCGGGTGTACCCGCGAATATGGCCACGGAGGGCCCCTTTCTCTTAGACCTTTGCATATAGAATGTGTCTGTGAGCGGAAAGCGCGGCGGCTACTCGCCCCCATGGACCGATGAAAACGTGCAGTTCCTGCGCGACAACTACGCGACTATGACCGCATCGCAGATCGCCGAGAAAATCGGGCGAACCTGCATCGCAGTTCACGTGCGCGCACACCTTGAGGGCCTCAAATCCCTGCACCGCACAGGCGTCAACTCGCTCATCCCCGGCTACTTCCGGGTCATCGACACGCCAGTTAAGGCGTATTTGCTCGGCCTCCTCGTAGCCGACGGCTCAATGTCGAAAGCAGGCCAGCTCAAACTGGAGCTGCACGAGAAGGACGCCTGCCTAGTTGAGCTAGCGCGCGACGAGATCGCACCAGGCGCCCGGATCGGGCATTACCGGACCCGTACCACTCCGATGGTCCGGTTCATGGTCAGCGCACCGGATCTCGTGGCCGACCTCGCCAGCCACGGTGTGGTTAATGCTAAGAGCCTCATCACCCGCTGGCCCGACGATGTACCGCCCAAGCTTGAGAGCAGTTACATGTGTGGCTATTTCGATGGTGACGGCAGCCTTCGCGCAGAACCGCCGTACCGGTGGACGGTCGTCTCCGGAAACCCGGACTTCCTTGAGGTGATGCAGGACCGCATCAAGACGCACACGGGCGTCAAAGTCGGCGGCCCTTACCGGGACACGCGGCACAAAGCGGCGTGGTCGATCGTGGCGACCGGCAAGCCAGTCCAGGCACTAGATGCATGGCTGCACCGCGACGTACCCGGACTGGCCCGCAAACGGCTCCCGCAACCCAGCCAGATGGAACTGGACATTACGGGATAAAACGGTCAAGAATACGGAGTTGTGTCACTGACTTGCAACCCCTGGAGAATACCGGAGTAGAAAGGCGCCGACGCAACGAGGGCGCCAAAGAGGAAGCGATCTGTTACCCCCCGCTAAGCGGGTGGGCTGGTCATTTCTGCCAGCCTCTGCATCTTTCCCATCGATGCAGACCGGACTGTCTCACGCTCTGCGGCCGGGCGCCCGTAATGCCCCGGGTGGCCGTCCATAACACAGAGCCAGCACGTACAGTCTCTACACTGCGGCGGGCATCGCCGCAGCTCGGGATTCCCCAGCAATTGGAGGGGTTCCCCGAACAGTGCCGTTTTCCACGGCAGGTCACCCTGCCGCGCCACCCATTCAGTTCAGCGAGAACTGGACGTTGTTGATGGAATAGCGGAACGAGGCATCGATGACGGGCCAGGCGATAGACGCGTAATCTTGTACACACGTCATTTCCCAGGCATTAGCGACATTCGTCCACGTCTGTGGCAACTGGTAGGACATCAGGAGTGCGGTGCCCTGGGTGAGCCACGGGTGGACGACCAGCTTGAGGATGGATCGGGTGATGGGGTTCTGGAACTCGCTGACCGCTGCGCCGACGCGGACGCCGGCGACGTCGGGCTGGTCGAGGAACAGCCGGTAGTTCGTGGCCGTGCCCTGCGAGATCACATCGTTGGACAGGCGCATGATGTCGCCGCCGTCACCGACCAGCTCAGCCGGGTCAGCGCGGAACGCACCCGGCGTAGTAGAACCGGTCTGCGACTCCCACAACGCGTCAAGCGCCGTGTAGATGGTGTTGTACCCGAGGTGGGTGCCCACACCCTGGTTGACGTAACCGCCCTGCCAGTTCGCCGGGTACACACCCGCAGTCGCGGACCTGCCGGTCAGGGTGGGGATGATCCCCTCCATGCGGGTCGCCGCACCAGTACCGGTGTCAGCCGCCGGCGGCGCCGCAGTCGTAGTGATGATCGCACCCTGAACCGTGTAGCGGAGACCGCCGATCCCGGACACCTGCTTGAGGCAGGCCGTCGAAGCCGACGCGCCTGTAGCGGAGAAGGCGTAGATATTCCACGACAGGGCACCTGGCGGCAGGGTCACCGTCAGGTCAAACACGGATGTACCGGACGTGTACACGGCGTCGATCACATTGGATGCGACGGTTTCGCCGTAGTAGTTGGTTGCGGTCACACAGAACGACAGGTGAGTGCTGACGTCCGTTACTGCGGTCTCGTTCGAGCCGGGAGTCCGGGCAGTCGCCGACACCAGCGTTGGCGGTATCAGGGTTGTCGATGTGCCGGCGAGCATCATGTACTCTTCCGCGCTGTTACCTCTCGCTTACTGAAAAGCGAGCGGGCTGGTCATTTCTGCCAGCCTCTCATGCTTTCACATGAGGCCGGACCATATCTTCACCCCACGTGGGGTGCCACGTACATGGTCTCTGAACCATCCCGTCGGAGCGAATCCAGGCGGGCTCGGCTGCTGATTTTCCCTACCCTTGGCTTCTCGAACCGTCGCGCTCGGGCTTTCGCCCCACGCTGTGGTGCCAAGGTCTAACAGGATGTCCCAGCAATTCTCGCGGTTTAGGCTGGGCAAAGAGGTCTCAACCCAGCATCATTTCCTGTAGCAAAATGCACGCTTGTTACTCACCATCCCTGGGATGGCGGGGCTGGTCATTTCTGCCAGCCTCTGCACGTCTCCGTGCAGGTCAGACTATGTCTCCATCTGGTTTAGGTATCGGACGCAGGTTTCTTGCCCCTCCGGCTGCGGATGATCGCAACCGGGTCCTCCTCCGGATACAGGCCGAACCGCTTAACGAGATGCTCAACACAGCCATCTACATCGGCTTCGACCTGCTCGTTGGTGAACCGGACGACCGTGTAGCCAGCATCGCTGAGCGCGGCATCGCGCTGCCTGTCGAACTCTGCGGCTGCTGGCATCTGGTGTCCCCAGCTGTCGATCTCAACAATGACCGGCTGCTGGTGGAGCTTGATGTCAGGGTAGTAGCGGTCCAGCTCGCGAGACTGTGTCTCGAAGCTGAGCGCGGCCCTGATTAGTGTCTGCTGGAACAACTGCTCCTGCGGCGAGTTCATCTTCGGCGACTGCAATCCGAGTCGCCGGAATCGCTCACGCTGGGCTCCCTGGAAGGCGCCGCGTTCTGTAGCTTCGCGGCGCTTCTCGTACTGCTCCGGCCCCCATGTCCAGCCGTCGTGGCCGCTCCTGCGCATTTCCGTACCAGACATCCAGAGCCGCAGGTAGATGCTGCTCTGACTGCTGTGGAATCGCTCAGCAAGTTCAGAGGCGGTAGCGCCGTCCTCGTAGAGCTTGCGAAGCTCGTCAGGGTCTAGGTGTTCTTGCCGCCATCGTCTACGGCTGTTGACGCCTAGTTCTTTGGCCTTGCGGCTGACGGTTTCGGGAGCGACACCGTACTCCTTCGCTACGGCCTTGAAGGAACCCAGTCGTTCGTAGTCCGCCCGGAGGTTGTTCCAGTCCAATCCAGATGCTCCGCGTGTAGTCGTTACGGCTCGCCCGCTACGTGCGGGATTGCCTCGGCGTTGTCCACATGACCCATCATATCATGGATGATGATGGCGAAGGAGGTTCACCGATACAGCGGAGATCCCATCCGCACGTCACCGTGCGGTGGCCCCCTAATTGAGGTTTGCTAGCGCGGAAATGTCTTCGAATCCTTGCCCGGCGAATTGGGCGAGCCAGGAAAGGGATTCCGTAAGCCCGAAGAAGCGGTACGGTACCGCCAGATTCACTTCGGTCTGTGCGCCGGCGCCTGGCAGGTTGTTCGGCCAGTTCGCGGCACCGAGGCCACCGCCGGCCTGCACCAGTTCGGGGATCGAGATGTCGACGACGCCCTGGCCGCCGGTCTGTGATCCGGAGATGCCGGTGATGACACGTTCTTGCCGCATGGTGCCTTGGCCTTGTGGCCGAGGTAGCTTGTTGCGGAAAACGGTATAAACCGGATAAATGAGACGAGATGGTGCAAGAAGGTCAAACGGGACCAAACCGGACACGGTGCCGATCCCGAGATTCCCTGCGGTGAAGGACTTGAGCGCGTCGGCGCCGCCGGGCATGCCGCTCACGAGCTGGGTGAGCTGGTCACCGATCGACGGCATCGACAGGGCGGCCTTCAACCGGCCGAACTGGTTGAGGAAGCCCTGGTCGAAGCCTTTGTTGACGACCGCGTGTTTGTCGTTGTAGCCGCGCCATGTTTCGGTGCGGAGTGCCATGGTGGCGGTGTGGGTGCGGGTAGCGATGTCGGCCTGGTCGGTCAGCGGGGTGTTCCCGCCGGGCTGGGAGAACCCGGCGCCTTTGACCATGGCAGGCATCCGGGCTTTGATCATGTCGCCGGTGCCGCGTGCCCCGGCTGATTCTGCTGCGGCCTGCTCGAAGACGCCGCCGGGGGCGGTCGCTCCGTCGATGGCCGGCGGTGTGGTGGTTGCCACACGCCTCCTATGTGGTGATAGGCGCGCCTAGGGGAGTCCGAGGAGCCGCTGGATCGCCTTGTAGGCGTTTTCGCGGGTCGCCGGGTCCGGGTCGGTGCGCCACGTCTGGGTGAGGTCGTTCAGCAGCGTCCCTTGTGCGGTGGACGCTGCTTTCTGGACCGCGCTGGCAGGCTCCGCCTGGGCACGCGCGGGCGGGTAGCCGGACATGAGTCCCTTGAATGGGGGGTCTCGCGGGTCCGGCATGCGTGCCATTTCCTCGACCTGGGCCCGGAGTTCGTCGTAGTCGCGCCGCGACTTTTCGAGCTGGGCGTGCAGATCACCGATCTGCTTGGTGAGGTCTGGGCTGGTGATGGTGTTGCCGACCGCCGCCTTGTTGACGGTGGAAGTTTTGTCGGTCCCGGCCTGTGGTGGTGGGACTGGCTCGGGTTCGGCTGTCTTAGTCACATCCGGTTCGGGCTGGGCCGCGGGCGGCTGGGCCGTCTTGCCGGACATGGGGCACAGGTCGGGGAACGTCTGCGCGATGTGGTCGTGCATGGACTGCATCGCGCTGCGGGCCGAGTCGCGGGTGGCGTTCGTGTAGAAGGTGCGGCCTGGGCGTCCCGTCGCCGCGGGCGGCGTGACTTTGTCGTTGGAGCCCTCGTCGCTGGACGGGGACGGCCGTTCGTGGCCGGCGGTGACCGGGCCGCGGTTGTAGTCACCCGCGTCCGGCCTGGTCGTCGGAACTTTCACGTCCGGTTTGCCGACGGTGTAGCCGGTGGAGGGCCGTTCATGCCCGGCGGTGAGCAGCGGCCGGTTGTACCGCCCGGCCTGCATGTCCCCTGGTGTCAGCGGTGAACCGGGGCCGGGGTTGGCGTCCTGGAACGCCTTGTGGAGCTCGTCGTGGACGCGGGCCAGCTCATCCGGGCTGGCCTCTTTCAGGGTTTCGGCGTGCCGCCACAGATCGGTCGCGTGGCGGGCTTCGTCGATGGGTGCCCCGGCGGCCTTGTCGACTGCGCGGTCCCGCCAGTAGCTGATGTCGACGGCGTCGCGGACGTCGGCGAGCCACGGGTAGGTGTCGCCGAGGGTTTTCGCTGAGTAGGCGGGGCAGAGCAGGTCGTGGAGGATCGCTTCGCCGGGGTGGGCGCCGGTGGCGGCGCGGCGGCGGGCGGCTTTCACCTCGAGCGGCGCGTCGGGGACGGTCGGCAGCCCGGCGTCGTGTTCGAGTGCTTCGATGGCGGGGCCGTCGGGTTCGCGGTGTTCCGGTACCGGATCGACGTTGATGCCCATTGCGTCGTCGCCGGGGGTGGGCTTGGCGGTCTTCTCTACGGCAGGGAGTTTCTTCCCGCAGTTCTCGCAGAATCTCGCCGGCGAGTCGGAGTGGTAGTTTTTCCCGCAGCCGTGGCAGGCTTTGCCGCCGGATTTGAACGCGGCCTGCGGCAGGCTGCCGCCCACCTGCTTCTTCGTGGTCTCTTCCTCGCCGGGGCCGCCGGGAGTGATGGCGCCGTCGCCGGCGCAGTCGGGGCATCTGCGGTTGCCGGCGAGGATTTTGCCGGAGCCCTTGCATGTCTTGCACTTCGTACCGGCCGTTTTGACCGCTGCGGCGCCCTTGGCTGCTTTGCGGGCGGCCTTGGCGGCCTTCTTCCCGGCCATCTCGTCCCGCCATGCCTGCGGCAGCTCCGCCACAAACGACGGGCCTTTCCGCTTGGCGATGCGGATGATGTTCGACTTCAGTTTGTCTGAGCTGAAATTGTCTGCGCCTGCGCGGCCGATGGATGATGCGGCATCGGACACGTCGCCGGGTGTGACGATCGGGAAGGACCGGTTTTTCCCGGCGAAGTCCTCGGCGGGGATCTTGTCGCGGTCTACGCCGCCTCCGACGTCGGGGTCCATCTTGCGTTTGCTGATGCTGGGGGCGCCGCCGGTTTTGCCTACTTGTTCGTCGGCGTCGTCGGCTTCGATTTCGGCGTCGCTGGCCTCGGCGTCCTTCTGCTCACCCGAGTCGTCGCCGGATGCCCCATCCCCATCGTCTCCGTCATCGTCCCCGTCGTCCCCGTCGTCCCCGTTTCCATCCCCGTCGTTGTCATCACCGGCCTTACCGTTGCTACCGTTGCTGCTACCGCCTTTCTCCAGCTCGGCGCGCAGCCGCAGCAGTTTCGCCATGTCCGCCGGGGTGAACGTCACCGTCCCCGTGATCCCGCCGTCGTCTGGTGCGGCGGCCTTCGCGAGGAAATCCTCCGCGCCGAACACCTTCCCCGTCAGCTCCGCCGTCCCATCCGCAGCCGACTTCACCAGCTGGATGGAGCAGTTACCATTCGCCGGCCGGTCCACCAAGCTGAGCTCAGACAGCACCCCGCCTTTGATCAGGCCACCGCGGGCCTTACCGGTGATATCCCGTTCAATCACCGGCCGGGAGATCCCCACGCTGTAGGCGCGCAGTACCCCTTTCTCGACGAGACGCTTCGCTACGGGTTCGACGATGAGGGCCTTGACGTAGTGACCGTCCTCGGTGAACTCAACACCGACGCCTTTACCGGCCGGGTCGCGCTGCGCCTGATGCTGGACGCGGACGTTCCCGCCTGTCTCCAGCCAGTCGGCGAGCGCTTTCCGGGACCAGGCCGGGTCCACGATTTGCTCATCGCTGTCCACGGTCCCGTCTGTAGCGCGGCCAAAGACCAGGAGATCCCCGTCTGCGTCCTTCTCGAATTTTTCGATGGGGAAGTGGGCGTAGGTGAGCAGATCGCTGTCAGCGGTCATTGTGGCGGCCACACGCCTCCTAGGCGGGGATGACGGACAGTGGAAGGTGTTCAGGCGGGCCGCAGGAGGACCGCGGGTTGCTGCGTGATGAGCTGCTGCCCCGGCGGGTCGATGTGCGCGGGGGCAGCAGGGGCGATACGCCCTGGTGGGGTGACATCGACGCCCATAGGTGGTGCGAAGACGACGTCGATGGTCATCGGTGCCGCCGGGTTGATGACGATGGTCATCGGTGCTGCGGGTGCGGCGAGAACCGTGACGGGTGGCGGCACCGCCGCCGGCGGCGGCGGTGGCAGGTTGACCGGGCCGGTGATGCCGTGCGGGATGGTGACCCCGCGTGCGGGTGGCGACTGGAACCTGATGATCGGGACCGTCGGCTGCGGCGTGCCCAGCGGCGGCGGTGGTGTGACGACCCGGGAGGCGAACCCGCGCCACAGAACCCGGTGCGGGGCTGGCCGGATCGCCTGCGGCGGCAGCGGCCGGTGCAGTACCGGGAGGCTGCCGAGCGGGGTGACGATCGCAGATGCGATCCCTGCGGCGATCTGGCCGCGTGGGCCGACCTGTGCCCGCGCCGGACTGGGCCGTTTAACCTGCGGCGCGGGCCGCTGGTAGGCGGTGACAACGGGTGGCGCCGGCGGCAGGTTGGTCGGGCCGTGAACAGGGCGGGGGCCTGTGTGGGCGCGTGCCGGTGGTGGTGGCCGGTATTCGACGATCGGGACGGTTGGCTGCGGCGCGCCCAGTACCGGGGGTTTGGCGACGGCCAAACCGTGCCAGATAGCCCGTGCCGGGGTGGGACGCCGGATCTGCGGTGCGATGCGCTGGTAGGCGGTGACCGGGATGGGCGGCGGGGCGGCGGGGCCGGCGGCTCCGTACCACAAGACGCGCCGTGGCGGCGGCGGCCGGTATTCGACAACCGGGACAGTGGGCTGGGGTGTGCCGAGCGCGCGGAGTATGTAGGAGGCGATGCCACCTGCGGTGCTCCCGTGCCCGACCCAGGCGCGGGCCGGGGCCGGGCGGCGGATCTGCGGTGCGATGCGCTGGTAGGCGGTGACAACCGGCGGTACCGGGGTGACGATCCGGGATGCGACACCGCCGGCCAGGGCTCCCCGCGGGCCGAGGCATGCGCGGTGCGGTGCGGGACGCTTGACCTGGACCGGTGGGCGCCGGTAGGCGGTGACGACCGGTATGAACGGCGGCGCAGACCCCGCGAGGCCGCCCCGCAGTCCACGGGGGACACGTACCGGCGGCCGGTATTCGACCACCGGGACTGTGGGCTGGGGGACGCCGGGGGGGATCGGGGGGTAGACGAGGGACCGCTGGATGTGCCCGGCGCGCAGGAAGACGACGCGGACACCGGCTGGCTGCGGAAGCCCGGGTGTGACGGCCGGCTGGTAGGGCGAAACGGCGGAGGTGAATACCCGGCCGTAGCGGCTGAGCGGCCCTCCGCTGCCGCCGGTAGCTGCGGGTGCGGCGGCAGCGGCACCGGATGCGGGCAGCGGCGAGACGGGCAGCCGGGCGGTGACCGGGCCATGGAGCGGGTAGAACTGTGGCCCGGCTGTACCTGGGGGCAGGTTGGTGAGGCCGCGGACGCCGCCGGCGACTGGGTTGTGGCCGGTCCATGCGCGGGTGATCTTCGGCGGGAACTGCGGGATCTTGCGCGCTGGCGGGGTCGACCCGAGTGGGGTGACAATCCGTGACGCGATACCGGCGCCCAGCGCGTCCCGGGCACCGGTTCTGGCGCGTGCGGGGGCAGGGCTGCGGAAGATGAACGGGTACGGGCGGGCTGGTGTTCCGTACGGGGATGGGTTGACCAGCCCTATCTGGCCGGCGCCGACGGTACGCCGCCCGGCGGTAGCGCGCGTGGTTTTCGGCGGGAAGATCGGGACTTTCCGCGCGGGCGGGATCTGCCCTAGCGGGGTAATGATCTGCGAGGCGTAACCGGTGGCGGGCAGGCCGCGGGGGCCGAGGTGCGCCCGCGCGGGTGCGGGACGCTTGACCTGGACCGGTGGCCGCTGGTAGGCGGTGACGACCGGTGGCAGGTTCTGGGTGGCGAGCCCGCGCCACAGGATCCGGTGCGGCGGGTGCTGGATGACCGGCCGGGGTGGCGGCTTCGGGGCGCTGCCCAGCGGGGTGGCAACCGCAGAGGCGATACCGGACGCTGCCAGGCCACGCGGGCCGAGCCTGCCACGCGCCGGGGCGGGGGACCGGAAGACGAACGGCTTCGGCCGTGACGGTGTCCCAAGCGGCGGTGTGACGGCTGTGGCGGCGATACCGCCCGCGACCACACCACGGCCGATCCGGGCACGTGCCGGTATGACGGACCGGAAGACGATCGGTGAGATGAACGGCTGCGGGTAACCCAGCGGGGTGACGATCTGCGACGCGAGACCATCGCCGCATGCCAGGTTGCTGCCGAGCCGGGCACGGGCGGCCGGCGGGGACCGGAATATGAACGGGTGTGTCCGCAGCGCCGCCACAGCCGACGGGTAGTTTCGGGTGGCGACGCCGCGCCACAGCACCCGCCGTGGGGGCAGATGCTGGATGACGGGCCGTGGGGCAGGCTGCGACGGTGAACCAAGCGGGGTCGAAACCGCGCTTGCGACACCGCCCGCAGCCTGACCACGCAGGCCAAGCCGTGCCCTCGCCGGGGGGACGTGGACGAAGACGGGGCGGGGCGGTGGCTGCTGCCGGAACCCGAGCGGGGTGACAATCTGGGATGCGACCCCGGCGGCGAGGAATGTGCCGGGGCCGATCTTTGCCCGGTGCGGCGGCAGGTGAACGATGACCGGACGCGGCGCAGGCTGCGGCGGGTAGCCCAGCGGTGTCACAACATGGGATGCGACACCTGCTGCAACTGTTCCGCGTGGCCCGCAGCGGGCACGAGCAGGCGCCGGGCTGCGGAACACGAACGGTTTCGGCGTTGCAGCCGCGCCGAGCGGGGTCTGCACCCCGCTGCGGCCAGCGCCCACCGCCCGCGCCAGCGGCCCGACCTGGCCTAGCTGCGAGACCGGGCGACGTACCTGCGGCGACGGCCGCTGGTAAGCGGTGACGACAGCGAATACGGGGAACGGGGCTGCGATACCGCCGCCGATGGTGCGGCTACGCGGTCCCAGCCGGGCCCGTGGCCGGGTCTGCAGCAGCGGGCGCCAGATGAACGGCTTCGGCCGCGACGGTGAGCCGAGTGGGGTGCTGATCGGGGATGCGACACCGCCGCCGGTGCGGCCGTAGCCGGTTACCGCGCGGGGCGCTGGGCGCCGTGTCCGCAGCGCTGGCGACACCGACTGGATCGTGATCGCCGGAACCGCCGGTTTGTAGACGGCGACACCGCCACCGCATTGGAACCTGCCGCCGACCTTCGCCCGGGAACGTTTCGGCCGGGTGACATACAGCGGCGCTAGTGACAGCGGGTCGCCAGCGGCCATACCTGCGCCCCCTCCCGCCCGGCTAGCGGGGGGTCATCTCCACATCGAGATCCCGCGTGTCATCGTCGTCACCGACGCCGCCGGGGCTGCGGTCGTGGAGAAGACGGCGACAAGCGCGGCCCCGTAGGCGGTGGTATCGGTGGAGAACTGGCCCTTGTCGTTGAGCGTCGCGCCGGAAGGCGGGCTGGCTGCCACACCGATGTAGGTCTGGCACACCGATGACACGTTGTTCCCGGACAGCAGCGCACCGAAGTAGCCCCCGGTGCCTGAGTCGGTCCATCCCCAGATACCCGCCGCCCGTTCCTGGCAGAACACGGCGATAGCGAACTCGCCGGCCGCTGCGACGTTGCCGGTGGTGGTGGCGGTGAACGTGGCCGCAGCCAGCGTGGCGGTTGAGCTGCCGGAGGCGAACACGCCGGACGTGTCGATCGGGGTGGTCGTGTTCGCGGCGGTGAGCTCGAGCAGCATGCAGTCCATCGCCCCGGTGCCGGACAGGGTCGAGGTGAAGGTAGGTGCCGCGTCGTTGCCAAGGGCTGTCAGTGTCCAGATGGCGGCGCGGGCGTGCGCGGTCGTGGAGTTGGGTTCCTCGATGCCGTGACCGGCGGCCTGTGACCAGCTTGACGAGGTGGCCGTGGCGGTGCAGCTGGTGGCGGCGGCTACGGTGACGGCGGCGACTAGCAGGTTCCCGGCTGTGGTGGTGTGCCCGGCCCAGGAGCCGGTGACGCTGCCGGAGGTGGCGTGCACGTTGACCGGAAGGTTCGCCACGGTGATGCCGGTACTCGCAGCCGGTACGGTAGCGGTCCACACGGACGCTGCCTGGTCGACGGCGGTGCTCGGGGCGACGGCACGCTGGGTCCAGGTGAGGCCGCCGCCGCTGACCGTGGTGGTGATACCGGAACCGCCGCCGGAGCCGCCGACCACGACCATCGCGACGATAACCGATCCGGCCGGGGGCAGGAACGTCGCGGTGGTGATGGACACCGAGCTGCCGTTGCTGGCTAGCGCCGGGGATGATGCGTCGACTACCGGGGTAGACGCGCCGGATGGGGGGACTTCGTAGACGGCCCAGCTGGACTGGTCCGGGCTGCCGATGTTAGCGGACGCCCCGCAGGTGATGGGGGTACTCGCCGTGACGGTACCGGAGTAGTACCCGGAGCCGTATGCCCAGGTGTCGGTGGTGTTACCAAGATTCTGGTAGGCGGTGTTGTTCGCGGCGATGGTGAACGAGGGGGTGGCGCTTATGTTGTCTGCTGAGATCGCCCACACTGGCAGCGAGTTCGTGAAGTTCGGGGTGATAGTTCCTTGCGGTGCGGCGCCGGTGAGGGAAACCCCGGACGTGGAGGCCCCCCCGGCCTCGGTGGCTCCGGTCAGCACCCGCACCTCAAGGTAGACGCCTTTGTTGGCGCTGCTGCCGCTTTCAGCGGCGGTGACAGCCATGACCGTTGAGAAGCTCACGCCGTCACCTTCATCTAAGGTCCCCGCAGCACAAGAAGCCAGTCGGCCTCGCCCAGCGAGTTGGTGCCGGGATGGTTGTAGGTGGGTGCGATCGTCGCCGCTGTTGTCGCGCCGCTGACCGGGTCGATCCAGTGGGCGGTGTAGCCGCTGACCATCAGCGCCCCGTTGACGGTGATCGTCGCATTCGACGGGATGTAGATCACCGCGAGGGTGCCGCCAGGTGTGATACTCGCCGTCACGTACGTATTGCCGCCGGTGTACTGGGTTCCGGCGCCGCCGGACTGGATCTGCGGGGCGTGGGTGCCCCGCCCGGCGGTCACCAGCGTGCTGCCGGTGTCTGGTACCAGCAGATGCCAGCCGGGCAGCGCACCGAACGTATTCCAGATGATGTTCAGGTCCGAGTTGTCGAACTCGTTATTCGTCAAGTTCGCCAGCGCACTCGTGTCCCAGCCGTAGATGGACTCACGGCCATACAGGAAACCCCGCGACCCCGAGCTCAGCGACCACCACTGCAGGATCCGGTTGAAGTCGCGGTACGTGTTGTCGCCGCCGTTGCCCTGGTCGTAGTAGCCGTCGGAGTGCAGCACCGTGATAGGTGACGCTTCCGTATAGGCGTATTCGAGGACGTCATAGCCGACATTGTAGGAGTAGCAGAAGTTGAAGTTCGCATACGCAGTACCCAGCGCAAACACCGAGTTGTTGTAGCAGTCGAACCGGCTCGTTGATTCGTCGTAGTTTTCAACCGACACAAGATGTGTGTCACCAGTGTTTTTGATACCGGTAAGCAGCGCACCCAACTGGGTGTCATAGGTCCCGAAGTAATCTTCACCGACCGTCCAGATAATGTTCGGGTAGCCTTTGTACCGGTTCCCGAGCGCGGTGCCGTAGTTGGTGAACTGGCCGGTGGTCTTGTTGTACAGCGCCCCGCCGGAGTCGTCTAGTGACGTGGTGGTCCCGACGTTCATGAACACGGTCATGCCGTTGTTGCGAGCTGATGTCAGCAGGTAGTCGACCCGCGCCCAGTAGGCGTTTGTGAGCGTCCCCGGGTCCCCGCCAACGAACGGGAGGATCCCATCCCACGTTTCGCCGTTGACGTTCACGCCGCCGTGGACCGTGGTCGGCGGAACCGCTATCTCCGTGGCGTTGAAACCTTGTGAGGCGCGGATCGACATGTAGTTGTCGATGTCCGACTGCCAGGTGACCGAACCCCCCGCAGCGCCGGCGTTGACCGGCAGTGCCCAGACTGTGTCGGACCGGACCATTATCGGGTTGCTGTTGGCGTCGGTGAAGTATTTCGCCGCACCAGACCCCGCAGTCCCGGTGATAAACGACGGGCCGCTCACACCCTGCGGGGAGGCAGTGTTCACCGATGCGACCCAGGCCGGGTTCACTATTGGGCGCATGGTTTAGCCGCAGACCACGACGGCGGTCCACACCCCGGCGTAGCCGCTGACAGTTGCAGACGACGAATAGTTCACCGTCAGCGACACGTAGTCGACGGATTCGGTCGCCCCGGCAGATGCGGTGCCCTGATGCCCGAAGATCCGCACCCGCAAGGTGGCGAGCTGGCTGTAGCTGACCCCGGTAAACGTGGCGGTTGACACGTTCGAGCTGGAAGTAGACGCCGTCCCGGTCTGGGTGGTGCCGATCTGCGCCGTGCCGGCGTCCCACAGCTGGAAGGTGCACGCCCCCATCGCCGACGTGGACTGGAACTCGCCGATGCTGACAGTGACCGAGTTGATGATCGAGGTGGAGTCGATCCCAGCGAAGCTGCCGAACCCGGATACCTCAAGGGCCGGGGAGGTTTCCGGGACGGTGGACTGCAAAACCAGCAGCCAGTCCGCGGCGCCTGCCGAGTTGGTGCCGGAATGGTTGTAGGTGGAGGCTTTGGTGGCTGTTGTCACTGCGCCGTTGACCGGATCGATCCACTTTGCGACGTAAGGTTTGGCCATCTGGGTGTCGCTGACCGTGATCGTCGCGTTTGACGGGATGTAGATCACGGCGAGGGTGCCGTCGGCGGTGATGCCTGCCGTGACGTAGGTGTTTCCGCCGGTGTACTGGGTTCCGGCGCCGCCGGAGGCGATCATCGCTTTGTGGGTGCCCCGCCCGGCGGTCACCAGCGTGCTGCCGGTGTCTGGTACCAGCAGATGCCAGCCGGGCAGGCTGGCGAATGTGTTCCAGATGGTGTTCAGGTCGGAGTTGTCGAACGTGTTGTTCGTCAGGTTGGTGAGGGCGCTGGTGTCCCAGCCGTAGATGGCTTCGCGGCCGTAGAGGAAACCGCGTGATCCGGAGCTGAGAGACCACCACAGCAGGTTACGGCAGAACGAGCGATAGGTATTATCGCCAGCGTTGCCCTGATCATAGTAGCCGTCGGAGTGCAGCACCGTCAGCGGTGACGCCTCACCGTAGGCGTATTCGATGACGTTATAACCGGTGTTGTATGAGTAGCAGGTGTTGTACTGCGCGTAGGTGGTGCCCCATGCCATCACGTTGTTGTTGTAAATGTCGAAACGGCTGGTTGACTCGTCGTAGTTTTCGATTGACACCATGTGCGTGTCACCGCTGCTACGGATACCTGTCAGCAACGCGGTCAGCCGCGAGTCGTAGGTGCCGAAGTAGTCTTCGCCGACGATCCAGATGACATTCGGGTATGTTTTGTACCGGTTCCCGAGCGCGGTGCCGTAATTCTGGAACTGGGTGGTTGTCTTGTTGTACAGCGCCCCGCCGGAATTATCAATGGCGGTGGTAGTGGCGACGTTCATGAACACGGTCATGTTCTGGTTCTGCGCCGACGTCAGCAAGTAGTCGACCCGGGCCCAGTAGCCAGAAGTCAAAGATCCCGGGTTGCCGCTGGCAAACGGCAGGATCCCGTCCCACGTTTCGCCGTTGTCGCTGACAGCGCCATGCACACTGGTCGGCGGCACTGCGATCTCGGTGGCGTTGAAACCCTGCGACGCCCGCGTCGACATGTAGTTGTCAATATCATTCTGCCAGGTGACCGCGCCGCCTGCCGCGCCCGCATTCACCGGCAGCGCCCACACCGTATCGGCCCGGACCATGATTGGGTTGCTGGAGCCGTCGGTGAAGTACTGGCCGGTGCCCGATCCAGCGGTTCCGGTGATGAACGGCCCGCTCACACCACAGTCCAGACCGCGTAGGAGCCGTCACCGGGACCGTCCGCGTTCGTAGGGTTCGTCCAGGTGCCGGAGCCACCCGCCAGGCCGGTGGCTGACCCGCCATAGTTGGGGCCAGCGTTCTGGGGCCCGGTGGAACCGCCCCATTTCATCTGCTCAACCCAGGTCAGGGAACCGTTGTCGTCGGTCACCTGCACACTGACGTTGGAGCCGGCGGTGGCGACCTGGGCGATCAGCAGCGCCCCCATCGGCGGCTGGAAACGGGCAGTGGATACCGTCGTCGCCGCAGCGGTAGAAACCGGCGACGGGCTAGACGCATCCTCGGCGAGCGTGCCGGTGGCGCGGATCTCCACGGCCGTGATCCCACCACCCGACGTGCCGTCCCCGTTGGTAGCGCCAACAGTGATCGGGGTGCTGGCGGTCGTCGTACCGGTCGAGCGGAATGTGCCGTAGGCGGCGCTGTTGGTGGAGTCCGCGACGTTCTGGGTGAACGTGGACCCGGTCATCGCTGTCCAGGCGGTGGCCGTGTCGGTGCGGTTCGCCGCCCCGTACACCCATGATCCGGTGCCGTCCGGGGTGACCGTTACCTCAGCGGGTGCATAGGCGCTGTTGCTTCCGGCCGCTCCGGGCAGCAGGGCGTACTGGTAACTGCTGGGGCCTATGTCGATGATGGCCGCGCCGGTGACTACCTTGACGGTGAGCACCATCCCGTTGTGCGTACCGGAACCGGTCTGGGTGGCGGTGACCACCGGGGCGACAGCGTTGCACTGCCGCCACGGCATGATATGGATCCCGCCGATCACGGCAGCCTCCTTATCCGACGGCCACGTCGATCCAGAAGTTCCCTGACGAGCTACCCGTCGACGGGTAGTTCACGGTCGGATCCGAACCGGCGGTGCCGAATGAGCCCTGCGCGCCGCCGAACGGGTCCGGGGTGGTGCCGCTGGAATCGGAGTAGGCGAACAGCGGCCCGCTGGTGATCCCCGCATAGTACGGTTCAGGGAACCCGCCGAACTGGTTCCCGGTGAACGGGAAATAGTTGCTGAACCCGGTGACCGCCTTGTACTCGGTGCCCGAGGTCAGCGGGACCGGCGTCAGATACGGCACATAGTTCCATTGCCCGATGCTCAATACCCCAGACGAAACTGCCGAGCCGGCGACGAAACTGCCAGCGGAGACACTGGTGACTGTCCACAGGCCGAAGTTCTGCGCCGCGACGGACTGGTTCGCATCAGCGACCCACCAGTTGAATCCCCGCAGCGACAGCCCGCTAGAAGTGACTTTGAACGCGACACCGACCGTGATCGCCCCGAAGTAGGAGGTGGACGCCGCCGGGCCGCTCACGGACGAGAAAAGAGAAAAGGTAGGTATCGGCGCCGGTGGCTGCACGTGGGCGACATACACCGGGTTCATGGCAGTTCTCATCGCATCCGCCTCAACGCCGCCCGGCCCGGTTCGGCACCGTAACCGGCGGCTGAGCAGGACCCGGCCAGCCGCCCCTAGCGGGCGGCGGCGGGCTGGAGTTCAGAATGCTCCCCGCGTCCTGGCTGGACGGCGGCGCCTGCCACATCGGCCACGGCAGCGGGGCGCTGCCGAGCTCGTGTGACATGTACAGCCACGGCCCGTTGTAGACGTTGCCGGAGAACACGTTGTTCTGGTTGTAGGTGATGTTGTTCTCGACGAACTGGCCTGTGTACGGCGGGTAGGTACCCGATTCGGAGAACACCCCGTTGAAGCCGCAGAAACCGGGTGTCGGGTTGCAGCCTGATCCGATCACCGACGGGGTGAAGTTGAATACGTTGCCGGAGACGGTCACGTTCTGCGTCTTCCACCGGCAGTCGTCGATGTAGGGCGTCATGGCCAGATCGGTCGCGTTCGCACAGGTGGTGAGGGTGGCCACGGTGGGGTTGACCAGGGTGCAGTAGCCGGTGGAGGTGTTCGCCGAACTTGAGCAGTACCGGTTAGCGTTCTCCCACAAGACAACACCGCCCCAGTTGTCAGTGAACGAATTGTTCGTGACATCCATCGCTGTATAGCCGAACGCGTTCGGTGCCCGGCTGTCGAACCCCGACTCGGAAATATAGACCGCAGAGCTGGGGAAACCGGTTCCGGCGTTACCGCTGCCCCAGGCGTTGTCCACAAACGTGTTGTCGTTGATCAGCGCGTTGTAGCTGATCTCATAAATGATCCCCGGCCCCCAGTTGCCGCTGATGTAGTTGTTCTCGAAGTCGAATCCGGAGTTGTCGGTGTCCGCCCACAGCCCGGTCGACAGGTTGTCATGCACGTAGTTGCTGGTGACAGTCACGTCGTAGGCGTCCCAGAACTTCCCGCCGCCGGTGCAGCCGCAGCCCGGCTGGACGGTTTCCCAGTCGTAGGTATCGTTGTGGTCGATCTCGTTGTGGTCGATCGTCACCCCGGACGGCCCGGCCGCCGAATACACCTGAAACCCGTACTGCTGGTTGTCTTTCAGGCAGTTATAGCTGGCGCTGTCGCCGGAGCCGAGGAACAGCCCGGCGCCGGCGTTGTCCCGGATCGTGTTGTACTCGAACACCCATCCGACGCCGGAGTCATGGTTGACGACACCTTCGTTCTGGTCACTGCCCCATGTGCCGAAATTCTGGATCGTCAGGTAGGTGATCGTCACATCCGTGGAGCCGCCGACGAACGCGTACAGGTTGGTCTGCTTACCGTCGATGACAGCACCGGGCGCGCCCGTGAACGTTGATCCTGAGCCTGGGTTGATCTGCGAGAACGCGCCTGTGCCGAGGGTGTGGGTGCCCGGCGCGAACCAGTAGGTGGTCGATGCCAAGCTGAAGTTGACACCGGAGTCATCCCCGGCTGGGACGGTCACCGCACCACCCGGCGGGGTGACGGGGCCGCCGCCGAGGATTGCCGGGTTCCCGCAGATCACCGGGGACCGCGACGACGGCGCCGGCATGTGCGCCTGCGTATGCACGAACAGCAGGATCAGCGCGACCGAGGTAGCGACCGCGGCCAGGTCCCGCATCAGCCCCAGGCCGTACCGCCGCACTAGCCACGTAACGATGAGCGCTACTCGCTGAACACGCATTCGATGCTGAACTCGGTGGATGTCCCAGCGGCCGAGCAGGTCAGGAAGATCGCCGCATATGCTGCCGCGCCGGAGCTGCTGGTCGGGCCGATGCGCCATTCACTTCCGGGGGTGACCCATTCGGCCCAGTTCGCCCCTGCGGTGAACGGCAGCACCTGCCCCCACAGGATGGTTCCGAATGTGGGGGCCAGCGACCAGGACGCGATCGTCCACGCCGTGTTCGCGGCGATGTCGGCCGGGTTATGCGGCCGCGGTATCACCCCGGTCCCGCCGGTTGGGCTGTTTCCGGCGCGGGCGAGGTAGCACTGCACGGTCCCGTTCGGTGGGTAGGAGACGCCAGAGCCGGAGAAGGTGCCGATGCGGATGGCCTGAATGTCGCAGATGGCGGTGGTGGTGGTGGTGACCAGCAACATCGGGGTCTGCGCGGTGGAGGCGAGAGTGATCTGCCCTGAGTCGACTGTGTAGGTTCTGCCAAGCGGCAACGGACTGCCTCCTTGCTAAGTCCCGGATGCGACCTTGCGCAGTGCCCGGACGGTGGCCACGTCGGCTTCCATCCGTTCGGCCCGCCACGTCTCGTACGCCTGCTTGTCAGCTGGCACGCCTTCGAACGCCTCCCAGTAGGTGGCATCGAACTGGCTGCGGCCTGCGGCGGGATGGTTGTGCCGCACTGTCACGTCCGGCAGGTAGGCGAGGCAGTCGGCTTCGCGGCCGATGACGGTGATGACCTCGTCGACCCACCAGTGCTTCAGAGTCGGTTCGCACATCCAGCCGAGCGCGCGGACGATGTCGGCGGACATGACCCAGGCTTCGCCGACGTCGTCGCGGATCCCGTCGTCGGGGTAGGCGATGCCGGTGCCGCCCATGCCGGCGATCGCATCTAGCAGCGACTTGTCCCAGCCGTGGGTCTGCGGCACGTGGTCATCACCGAACGACGCGAGGGCCCGGTAGTCGACGGCGAAAGTAGCGGCGAGCTCATTCGTCCACGCGCCGAGCCCTTTACGGGGGGCGGTGACGACGATGACTGGTACCTGCGCGGAATGCGCGGCGCTGATCGACTTCTGGAGGTCGGGGTCGTCGTTGTCGAAACCGAACACGATGTCGGTCTGGGCGGTAGATGTCGCGGCGACGGCGCGGACGAAGCGGGCCACGTTGCCGGGCCTGCCCCGTGAAGGGACGATCACGAGGAGGTCACGTGGCATTAGCCTTCTTCCTGTGAAAGTTGCGATCATCGGATACCGGGGCGTCGTCGGCAGCGCCCAGATGCGCCTGTGGGCCGGGCATGACATCGTCGGCTACGACACTGCGGACGGTGGCCCGTACCCGGCTGAGATCGCGAGCTGTGATTTCGCTGTGGTGTGCGTGCCGACCCCGACCGTGCCCGGCGGCGGCGCCGACCTGAACTACCTTCACCAGGCGCTCGGGCAGCTACCGGATGGAGTACCGGTGCTGATCCGCTCGACTATGCCGCCCGGCACAGTGGACTCCATCGGCGTCACATGGCCGGACAAACTGGTCGCCCACGCCCCCGAATTCATCTGCGAACGTGCTGGTGCGCGGATACGCGAATCCGCTGATGTGCCATGGATGCTCCTCGGTGGCACCCCGGCGGCCCGTGAGTTTTTCCGCCCACGGCTCGCTGAGGTGTACCCCGATGACCGCATCCACGAGTGGCCCGCTATCGTCGCCGAGCTCGCCAAGTACACGGCCAACCTGCACTGGGCAGCCAAGGTCACATTCGTCAACGAAATGGCGCAAATCTGCGAGGCGACCGGCGCCCAGTGGGAGCAGGTGCGTGAGGCGTGGCTAGCCGACCCGCGGGTCGCGCGGGACTACACGGCGATGGACGGGTTCCCGCCTGGGTTCGGTGGCCCCTGCTTGCCGAAAGACCTCGCCGCCCTGATCGCGGAAAGCCTTGACGCAGGCTACGAACCGGAGTTCCTCATCGCCATCGAAGATGCCAATGCCAGGTTCCGCGGGTGAGGGTCCTGCTCACCGGCGCGGCCGGGTTCATCGGCGGCTACGTCGTCCGCGAGCTCCTCGGCCGCGGCTACGACGTCACCGGGCTGGACAACTTTTCCAAATACGGTCGCCTGACCCGCGACTACTTCGCCGATCCCCGCTATCGGCACGTCGCCGGGGACGCCCGCGACGTTGGCCTGATGCGGCGTCTCGCTCTCGACGCCGACTATCTCATCGCTGCGGCGTCGATGATCGGCGGGATCAGTTTCTTCCATGCCTACCCGTATGATCTGCTCGCCACTAACGAGCGGATCATCGCCTCCACCTGCGACGCCGCGATCACTGCGCATCAGGCCGGGCGGCTGCGCAAGGTCACCTACGTGTCCTCGTCGATGGTGTACGAGTCGGCGACCTCGTGGCCGACCGCCGAGGGCCAGGAACTACTCATGCCGCCGCCAATGTCCAGCTACGGGTTCCAGAAGCTCTGCGGCGAATACTTTGTCGATGCGGCCTGCGACCAGTACGACCTGCCGTACACGATCGTCCGCCCGTTCAACGCTGTCGGGATCGGTGAACAGCGCGCCATCGGCGAGCGCGAGGTGAAGTCCGGGAACCTGCGGCTGGCCATGTCCCACGTCGTCCCGGACCTGGTGCAGAAGGTTCTGCGGGGGCAGGACCCTTTGCACATTCTGGGTGATGGAACGCAGGTGCGGCATTACACCTACGGCGGTGACCTGGCCCGCGGGATTGTGACGGCGATGGAGCACCCCAGCGCCGAAGGTGAAGACTTCAACCTTTCCACCGCAACATCCACGACGGTGGTGGAGCTGGCGGAAATGATCTGGCGGAAGATCAGAGGCCCGCGGGTGCCATTCCGTTACGTCCACGATCCGCCGTTTGAGCATGATGTCCAGTGCCGTATCCCCGCCACCAGGAAAGCGTGGGAGGTGCTCGGCTTCGAGGCCGCTACGCCGCTGGATGTGATGCTGGACGAGGTGATCCCGTGGGTGGCTCAGGCCATCGAAGACGGCTCAATCTGAACCTGATCCACGGGCGGGATGCAGATACGGCCTAGCCCGTACCGGCCGAAACCAATCTCCTCCCACGCCAGGCCGTTCTCGGCGCAGTAGGTGTCCAGAGCCTTGGCGACGGTGTCACCGGGCCAGTTCAGCGTGTCATGGCACAGCACCACCCCACCGGGCAGCACCGACGGCACAAACTTCCGCAGCTCCGCGAGAGTGTGCTCGTACTCATGCGAGGTGTCGATGAACAGCACGTCACACGGCCCCGGCTTGATGTCTTCGGACATGTCGTCAGCAACGTACAGATCCCACCGGCCAGACCTGGCCCAGTAGTCCGGCACCTTCGGCTGCTCCAGGTCAACCGACCACACATGCCCGTCTACCTCTTCGGCTGCGGCGAGAAACGCCACCGTTGAGGCACCCTGCCGCACCCCAAGCTCAGTGACCTGAACTTGCGGGTAGCGGGCCGCGGTTTCGCGGAGGACCGGCATGTAATGCTGCATGTCGGATGGCTGCGCCCAGCATTTCAGGTAGTCGGCTTGCAGATCCGTCCCCGGCTGCGGGGCCGCGGCGGCGCGGCCGGTGACCATCTCCTCGAGCTTGGCGAGCACCGGCACCCAATACTGCTCGAACACCGCGTCCACGTCGTATTGCAACGCGAACTCGCGGGCCTCTTTCCGCCGTGCCTCGTTACCGGGCCATTCGGCGTACGCCTCCTCGTAGGCGTCGAGGATACCTTTGACCGAGGGGCGGACCCACCACGCCTCATGTCCCGTCGACCAGTGCGGCTCACCTGCGACTTTCCACCCAGAACCGCACAACTCGGTCATGGCGGACCCGTCGGTCACCACCACCGGGACACCGCACGCCTGCGCCTCCAGCGACGGCAACCCGAACCCCTCGGCGAGGGAACACCCCGAGTACAGGTCAAGACACTGGAACCACTCGGCCATCGTCTCGTCCCCGATGAGGCCGCAGGTGTAGGCGTGCTGGTCTGGGAACATCACATGGTCGGCGACGCCGAGGCTGGTGGCGATCGCTTTGAGGTTCAGGCCGCCGATCGGCTTCGCGTCGATCACCGAATGGACGACGAGCATGGAGTTCGGGTGACGGCGGTGGAACTTCGCGAACGCGGTCATCTGCTCCGGGAGTGCTTTGCGGTTCCCGGAGTCCTTGTTGATCGCGCAGATGCCGATCAGGAACGTGTTCGCCCCGATCCCCATGTCTTCCCGCAGCTGGTCACGGTCCGCGGCGGGCCGGAACAGGGCGGTGTCGATGCCGTGGGGGACGTAGAACGGGTCCCAGCCGGCTTCGCGGAGTTTTGTCTCACCGAATCGGCTGAACGCGATCGGTGTCCCCCCGGACTGTTCCAGTTTCAGTTTGTCGAGCGCGCCGAGGGGGTTGCAGTCGATCGGCATCCAGTGGGCGACGTTGAGGCTCTTCAGTTTTTTGGCGTCCATGGCGAATACGTCGCACAGGGTGATGAGGAGGTCGGCTCCGGCGTAGCGGTAGTGGGCGTCGATGACGTCACTGCCGAAGGCGTCGAGGCCGCCGGGGAGGACGGTGTGGCCTTCCCAGGCGAAGGCGTTGCCGAAGAAGCTGTAGGGGGAGGAGACGGTGACGTCGTGGCCTGCGGCGGCGAGCCGCCGCACCAGCAAGCCAGTCTGAATACCGTACCCGGTCTTAAGGAATGGCGCATTAGAATTAACGACTATTTTCACAAGCACCCTGCTTTTGTGTAGGCTTCAATAGCGCGGCCGGAACCATTCCGGCGGGCATCTGCGCTTATAGATCCACTGCGGCCACGTCTCGTCCACATCCACCGGGATCAGATGCTGCACACCTTCCTGCTGGACACCGTGCCGGACCGCACCGGCCTCACCGAACCGGTACCAGCGGGTGGCACCATCCATCACCTGCGCGTACAGCTCCAGATGGCACATCACCTTCGCTTTCGCCCGGATCGCGTCCGGGCCACCGAGCCAAGTCAGGTGCCAGCCGCCGTCGTCCAGTACCGGGTACATGCCGCGGCCGTCCCGTGCCGTGGTGAAACACGAGATCGCGTCCGCGCGTGCGGCCACCGCCCCCTGCCACGGGACAGGGACCAGCCAGTCCACCGCGTAGGCGGCGAACCTTTGCGCCAGCGAGATGAACGGCTTCGGGCGGCAGGCGACTGCGGCAGGTGACGGGATCTCGTCCACATCGCAGATGAGGACCGTGTCACCCTTGGTGGTGCCTGCCTTGCCGAGCCCGTCCCACGTCCAGGACCGGTGGACGTGTTCCCGCGCCCACGGGTGGGCCTGCCAGCCGTGGGTTTCGTCGGCCACGATGTGCACGATCCGGTCTTTCCACGGCCCGAACCTGCCGTTCGCGTTGTCGGCGTAGTGCAGGGGTTTCGGTTTGCCGTGGTGATCCCATGGGGCTTCGACGAGGATGTGCCGGTAGATGGGGGTGCTGTCAAGTTCGGTGAGGCGGCATTCGAGCATGTCCAGTTCGTTGTTGAACAGGAACGCGTCGAAAACCCTCACAGGCGGCTCGCTTCTACGGGACCACTCTCACCAGGGCGTGGTCGCAGTCGTTCGGCAGGTCACTGAACGCCGGGCAGGTAGATGGAATCGTATAGGTGATCTGGGTTGTGCCGTCCGGGCAGAGCAGGATCAGCTGTGTGCCGGGTTGAAGGTTGCCCATTTGCTGCGGGTCACCCAAGATGCTCATTCGCTTGCCTGCTGTCTTGCATCCTGCGGCGTCTTTGACGCAGGTGGTCACATTCAACGCTAGTGACAGCAGGGCTTCACGGGCCCCCCTACCGGATGACTTTGATCACACCGTGGAAACCCAAGACCAGACACGATCACTCACTCCGTTCGTGGGTTGTCCCGCAGGTCGGACATACGCACACAGCATTCAGCCGTTCTCTCCACCGGCTACGGCGGTTTCGCGCCTGCTGCGCCCGTGTAGCCCACTGGACGTTGCCCGGCTCGTAGTTGCCGTCGTTGTCCATACGGTCGAGCGTCGCTCCACCTGGTCGCGGGCCGAGTTCCTGATTCAGGTCATCCCGGAAACGGGTGAACTCGTGCCACGGCTCGTACAGGATGATGCCCCGGCCACCGTAGTAGCGGTAGTCGTAGTAGGTCACCTGGTAACACTTGACCTTGATCCTGCGCCACAACCGGTACAGGTAGTCGTCGTACCCGCTGCCGTGCTTGTAGCGACGCTTTCCCGTGGTCTCTCTTGTCAGGCAGCCACAGGACTGTGATGTACCAGTTGTCAGGCTGCTCCGCAGGACTTCGCGCTCTGTACCGCAATCACAGCGGCACAGAGCCTTCGGGTTGCATCGCTCAAGAGAGAGGACAGTCCAGCGGCCGTACCGATCGGCTGCTTTTATTCTCATGCAGCCAATCGTACCGCAACCTGATGGAGACTTTACTCACTCCAGATGAGGTCCACGTTGTAGGTGCCGGGGAACGAGGACTGGTTGAAAAACATGTGCACTCCGCCCGAGGCGACCGCGGTGCCGGAGCCGAGGGGGACGCCCCATTCGTAGCCGGCCGGGGGGAACTCTTCCCAGCTTGAGCCGGTGGTCTGGGGTAGTTCCTGCTCCCACAGCACGGTGCCGATGTTCGGCGGGGTACCCCAGCTGGTGGCGATGGTGCCGAGCGACGGCGGCGCGGAGTAGTCGTGCGCGCCGGCGGTCTGGATGTTGGTGACGGTGCTGGCCTGCCCGGAGCGGCACAGCTGGAATAGCACGTTGTTCCCGGCTGCGGCCGTGGTGGAGATGATGTCGATCCGGACGCCGACGACCCATAGCCGCTTGGTGCCGGTGGCGTACAGGGACAGGCAGGGGATCGCGGTCGTCGAGGTAGCGCTACCGAACAGGCTCGCCCGACCCACGTAGATGTCGCTGATGGGCATGGTGCTTCAACCTCCGTTGATGTTTCCGCCGCCAAGGGCAAGGCGGCCTGATATTTGCCCCGGCGAATCTGGGCAGGGCGAAAAGTGAAAGCTAGGGCGCTGGTGCGCCCTCGATCAGCAGCGAGCCGTCGAACACGGCCAACGCGGCCGAGGTGCCTGGGTTCATCCACAGGCAGTGGTAGTAGGTGTCCGGCGCCAGAGTCGCCGTCGCAGTCGCCGTCATCACGAGCAGCACCTGGGACAGGATCGCGGTCTGGGTGACGGTGATCTGCCCATCCGGCCCTGATGTGGTGTTGATGGAGATGAGCGGGCCGGAGATGTCGGTCGGTGTGATGCGGGCGACGTATTCCCAGGTGGCGCCGTTCGGGATGGGGTAGGGCACGTATCCGCTGGGGGATTGTGTGGTGAGGGTGAACGTCCACTGCTGCGCACTACCGGCGGGCATGCGCAGGGTCCAGGCGGCGACGCTGGTGGAGACGGCCATCGGGTCACCTCCGGGTCAGGGCGATCCCGATGTCGATGGCGAGCCATATGAACAGGGCTGCGATGAGCACGGCGACGGCGGTGTTGAGCAGCAGGTCACGTACCGGGTGGGGGGGTGGTGTGGCGCGCCATACGGGGGTGGACGGGACGTCGGTGAAGGGTGGTTTGGTGCCGGTGGGTGGTCCGCACATGGGCCACTGTCCGGGCATTGGAACCCACCACCGTAGTTTGTCCGTCTAGGTTGACGATGGTCGGCTGGCTCCGATAGATTGTCTGTGTAGCCAGACAAGGAGAACCCCAGATGACCAGCACAGACGGCGCACCGGCCCTCGACCCGGACACCGAATACTTCTACCGCCTTGAGCAGTGCGACGAGGAGGAACTGTGACCCGCCGCCAGCTCACCCCGATCAACGTCACCGCCCGCCACCGCAACTTTCGCACCGGACGCCCAGAGATCTGGGCCGCGCGGTCCCGCGACGGCCGCTGGACCTACGACCGGGAAGAGACCCCCGGCACCCCGTGGATCGTCCAACACCGCGAAACCGGCGAGGAACGCTGGTTCGGCACCCTCGGCGCCGCACGCGCCGCCACCGCCAACGGCTGGGGCAACAACCTCGCCATCTGCCCGGACTGCCAGATCCGCGGCGGCCACAACGACAAATGCCCCGCCCTCACCTAAAGGACACCCCCGATGACCACCACGACCCGCTACGCCGCCCTCATCGGCCAAACCATCACACGCTGGGACGGCCAAACCTTCCGCATCGCCACCATCGGCGAACCCACCATCGGCGGACTGTTCCTCCCCGTCACCGCCATCAACGCCAACTGCGAAACCTGGCCAGCGCTCCTCGACGCCGGGTTGGCTACCCTCGGTGATGCTGTCGTCTTCTGCACCGACATGGCCGCTACGTCAGCGTAGCCCTACACTGACAAACCATGGGCATCCAGATCATCCAGCAACCAGACGGCAAACTCTCCGTCTACTCAACCATCGTCAGCGACTGGATCTACACCGGGAAAACAGCGCAGGAACTTGAAGACATCTACGCCGAGGAAGCAGCCGAAGATGCGCGGTCTTCGATCAGGCGGATCACCGGCGCTGTCCTGTCCGGCGAAGCGCGCAAGGTGTACCACCAGTTCACCATGACCTTCGAGCAGGCCGAGAAGCAGATCAAGTCCGATCAGCAGGCCCACGAAGAAGGCGACGGCCAATGACCACCCGGCGCAAACCCACCCTCGTCTTCGGCGTCGCCGGCGTCGCAGCCTGGCTCGGCGTCCAACCCGGCACCGTCACCCAATGGCTCGAACGAGAAAAACGAGGCGAAGTCCCCCCAACGCCGCCACCAGACGTCCTGCTCACACCAGGCCGGTCCGGTGTCCCAGACCGCGGTTGGCTCGTGACCCGGCGCCCCGAATGGGAAGCGTGGAAAGCGGCCCGGCCTGGCCGCGGCGCACCCGGCGTGCCCAGATCCCGCGACACCGTGGATGCATCTGGACTGCGGATCTGCTGTGGCACCAAGCCCGATACCGGACATCGGGGCACTTGCCAATACTCGACAATGCGCTCCGCCCGCACCCCCGGGTAACGCGCACCAGCGACAAGGAGACCGATGATGCCTGACGAGCATGGCATGACCAAAGGCGCCGGGATCTGCCCCGTGTGCAACCGCTCATACATGATCAAAGATAACGGCACCCTGCGGAAGCACTGGTCGCGTGACGGCATGGGCAAGGCCCTGCCGTTCAGCAACCCCTGCGAGGGCTCCGGTAAACGGCCGTTCGTAATTGGATCAGCCGCCCCGGGTCCATCGACAACCCAGTGATCCCCTGGCCTGCCAGCGACAAGGAGACCGGCGATGGATGAAAAACTGAGCCCACGTAAGAGCCCATGTCCGTCGTGCCCTTACCGGATCGACGTTCCATCCGGTCTGTGGCACGCCGACGAATACGACAAGTTACCCCGCTTCGACGGCGACACCATCGAGCAAGCGAAAGCAGGCGCATACGGCGTATTCCTGTGCCACCAAGCCGATGGGTTCCTATGTGCTGGCTGGGCCGGATGCCATGACATGCACCAAAGCCTCGCGCTCCGCATGGCCACCAACGACGTTGACCTCGATGCAACGGTTAGCTACGTCTCGCCGGTCCCACTCTTCGGCTCTGGCGCTGAAGCGGCTGCACATGGCAAGCGCGACATCGCAGCTCCTAGCCCGCAAGCTCAGATCAAAATACGCCAGCTAGCACGGAAGAAGGAGACAAAGCGATGAAACGGCTCGCGTTCGCGGCCCTGTGCGCCTTCGTAGGCGTCATGGGAATCCTCTGCCTGACTTCCACCAACCGGATCACACCACCAGGACTGCAGCACACCAGATTCGCAGCTGTGCACTCCGGCATATGCCCCACCGGGTGGCGCTTCCAGTGGCACTGGTGGCTCCCACACGGCACCTGCGAGGAGCAGTTCTGATGTCGCATAGCTACCGCACCCACATAGCCCGCAACCCTGACGGGTCCACTACCCGCACCGTCACCCGCCTGCACCCAGGATGGCGACGCATCGGCCGGGCCATCTGTGTCTGGGTGGCGCTCGTCTGGCCGCTCACCATCGGCGCCCACAACGGCACACCCACCGTCCTCGGCTGGGTCCTGTTCGCCTGCTGGCTACCCGTAGCAGCGGCCGTGCTGGTGTGCATGCCCCGGAAGCACTAACCAGCTCTTCGCTTGGCACCGGTGGTTCCCATACGGCACCTGCGAACAGCAGTTCTAGCGGTCACGGCAGTGGGATGAGACAGCCAGCGCTGCCCGTCCGCCCCGGCCAGAACCGGTCAAAATCCGCCGCATACGCTATTTCCGCCTGCGGACGCCCCGCCAGGACAAGCTGCCGCGCCGCATCTGGCGGGAACCCCATACACGCCCGCAGCACACCGTAGGCCATGCTCGGCCCGCGGTTGACCCCGGCCGCGCAATGCGCATACACGCAGGTCCCGAGGCGGCTATACGCCCCGGTAGCGAACATGAGCCCCGACGACCACCACGTGTCAGGTTTCGGCAGCCCATCATCCGCTGTGGGATCCCACAGATACGTCAACCCGGCACCGGCGAGCAGTTGCGCATCGTCGAACTCGGCGCGGCAATCCAAAACGTGGGTGACCCCGGCGCGGATCAGTGCGGTCACATCGGCCTGGTCGGTGATCGCGGCGCCGGTGGCCAGCCGGGCTGTGATCATCCCGAAATCAGCCACGACGCCTACTTGCCGCGTTCCCTGGCGGCGTGCTGCGCAGGCCAGTACCCCAGCGCCTCGTGATGACGCAAGTTACAGAACCCGTGCGCCTGCGCCTCAGTCATCTTCGCGTGCTCCATAACCAGCCGGGTGCACCTGTCGAAGTCCCCGGGACTGCCCCATTTGATCTCTTCGGCATAGGCGAAGTGGGTTGGGCCGCCGTGCGCCTCATGCGTCCAATACTCCCGCAAAGTCTCGGCGTTCCCGGCCTTGGCCACCGGGGCGGGCTCCCAGCGGTCGCACACGTCCGCCGGGTCGATCACCCCAGCCACCAGACTGCACGCATGATCTTCGTACATGCTGCAGGTGCCGCACGAACGGTCCGGGTCGGTCGCGGCGCGGTAGCGGACACTGTTCTTGCTCACCTTGACCCGCTTCGCCGATGCCGTACCGAGCGCGGCGAGGACCGTGTCGAGGTCGCCGGCGAGTTCGGGCCGCACCGCCGGGTTGTCCCGCAGTAGGGCCGGGTCCCACCAGGCGATCGCCTCGACCTGGTCGCCGTCGGGGTCGTCGGGGTTGGTGACCTGCCCGCGGCCATCGTCGATGGGCACGGTGTCCTCGTCGGGGACGGCGTGGACGAATCCTTGGTAGACGCCGTCTGGGCTTGTCCAGCCGCCAACAATGTCGCCGTCGGGTACCGTATGGCCGGTTTCTTCGGCCCACTCCCGCTTGGCGGCCTCGAGCGGTGTCTCACCGGGGTCGAGCTTCCCGCCGGGGAACTCCCAACATCCGCCGTCAGGGTCGTCTTCACCGAGGGCGCGCTGCAACATGAGCACCCGCCCAGTCCCGCGAGCCTGCACCGCCAGCCCCGCAGCGGTAGGGCCGGCGGTCGTCTTGTTCGCCGGATCGGCGCCCTGATGGAACTGGAACGAATGCGTCTCATCCCACGGGCCGCCGTCATGGTCCACGAACCCGACATACGCCTTCACCGGCCGACCCAGCTTTTTGTACGCCAACGTCCGGTGATGCCCGTCGATGATTTTGACCTTGTCGTCGCCGGGTTCCTGCACCGCGACCACCGGATGCAGATGCGCCCGTTCATGCTTGATGTCCGCAGTGAACTGTTTCACCCGGTCGGGCTGGTGCGACGCCGCCCACGAGCCGACGTCGTCGTAGTCGACCCGGTCCTGGGGGATCAGCACCGGCCCGATCCACCGGGCGTCATCGATCCAGCCGAGCGCATGCTCGGGGTAGTTCTTGCGGAGCTGGTTCTTGACGTGCTCCGGCTCGACCGGGTTGGGATCCGTGAGGTCGGCGGCGTTCTTCACCAGAACAGGTACGGCGGCGAGGGTCACGGCACCGATCGCAGCCGGCGCGAGAGCGCACCTGCAGTTATGCGCTATGATTCCGTTGGCGAAATACCATCCGTCAACGGTTTCGAGATTGTAGACATGACCAGACCAGTCGCAATGACGCCTGAGCTCAGCGACGCGATCGACGCCTACAAGAGCGGCAAGTCGCTCAGTGAGTGCGCGGCCATGTGCGGCATCGTTGGGCCAACCTTCAGGAACCGCCTCATCAAACTGGGCATCCCCCTGCGAGACACGCACTGGCTCGCCACATCCCAAAAGCTCGCCCTGCCAGTCGCTCTCATCGAGGAGTTCCACGGCGGCGCGACCATCAAATCCCTCACCCTGCGCTACGGCCTGTCTGGTAATACCATCCGCCGGAGACTCACAGAGTCCGGGGTCAACGTCAACCGACGCATACACCCGACCCCACCAGGCCTTATCGAGGATTACCTCGGCGGACTCGCCGTCAAGCCCATCGGCGCCAAGTATGGACTGGACCGCAACACCGTCTACAGGATGCTCCGCGAAGCAGGTATCGACGGCCGGAACCGGTCGGAAGCAATGCAACTGCGCTGGCAGCGCGCGAACGTGGCCGAACGGCGCATCATGCTTGACCGGGCCCACGAGACGGCCCGTGGACGAGTCGCCAGCGCTGAGGAACGCGGCCAGATCGCTACCGCGAAAACAGGCGTGACCTTCAGCGGCAATGAGACAATCCTCGGCACACTCCTCGCCGACCTCGGCTACGACATCGCCTACGGTGTCCCCTGCGGCCCATACAACATCGACGTAGTTATCGCCGGAACCGTCGCCGTGGAAGTCAACGGCGGTAACTGGCATGAGACCGGACATCACCGGGCCCGCTTCGGCGAGCGTGCGCGCCACATCCTCGATGCGGGCTACAGCCTGGCGATCATCTGGGCAGACGATCGCCGCTACCCGGTCAGCGCTATCTGTGCGGAGCAACTCGGAACCCTCACCGAGATCACCCGCGGGCACCCATCCATCGGGCGTCAGCACTGGGTGATTCGGGGTGACGGGCACTTCCTTACCGTCCGCGAAGACGATGGTGACGAGGTCCCCTTTATAACGTCGAGCGGTCGCCGCGACAGCTGACGGCCCAGTTACCACCACGCCAGCAGGGAAACAACGCGGGTGGCCCGGCGGTGACGGCACCCCCGACGGGAACAGATCCCCCGTCGGGATCGGCCCGGCGTCACGGTTCGCCTGGCAGGCCACGCAGACACGCCCATCATCCGGTGCGGTCAGCCACTCCGTACGCGTCACCCCAGCATCGCTGTAGCGGTCCATCGACGCGGCGGACACGGCGCGGGCGATCTCCGTGTGGGCGATCATCTCCGCCCGGTTCTTCACATCAAGAATGCCCGGCAAGTCACGGGCGACCGTGTCCACCGGCTCACCCGCCCGGACACCCTCACTGATCGCCTGCGCGAGGTCGTCCATCTTGCTGTCCGCGACCGCGCTGATCCCCCGGACGTCGTACTCGTCAAGGAGGTTCCGCAGCCCAGTCTCATCGGCGATCTTTGCGGCGGCTTTCGGGTCGCCGGGTTTCCAGTCGCCCCAGTCCGGCGGCCCCGCATTCAGCACAGCCGTGGCGGACGCGTCACCCAGCGCGTAGCCCTCAGTCCACACGTTCGGCAGGATCGCGTCGAGCGCGGCCCGGATGATGTCAGCGACCGCACCGATCAACGACTGGACGGTGACCGGCAGTTTCCCCGCCTGCCAGTCAGCGATCAGGTCACGCGCCTTGCCGATGGCCGCGGCGAACGCCTGGCCGATGCGTTTCGTGTAGACGGCGACGAGGGCGAGGTCGCGTTGCCAGCCGGGCCAGTCAGGCTGCCCGCCACCACCGGGGGGCGTCTGCCCTTTTGGGCCCGCATCATCTGCCTTGACGAGCTCGACGTCTGCGGCGGATTTGATATGACCGGCGGCGAGAACAGCTTTCGCCTGGTTGAACAGCTGGGTGGCCTGGCGGCGCAGTACGCCGGCCTTGTTCTCCAGCTTCGTGATCTGCTTCGTCTTCGTCGCGACACTGCTCGCCGTAGACGGTTTCTTCGCCGCTGCTGGTTGTTTCCCAGACGCTGCGGCCGACGACGCGGCAGGTTTCGCTGCGGTAGCCGGCTTCTTCCCAGTCGCGGTCGCCCGCGACGTCGCCGCCGCCACCGTAGCTTTAAGCGCGGCGACCTGCAGATCAATCTGGTGGGCTTGTGCGAGCAAAGCACGCGCCTGACTGCGAAGATCGGCGGCCTCCGCCTTCGCTGCGGCGGAGATTTTCGGCTTACCGCCGCCGCTGGGCTTCTTCGCCCCGCTAGCGGGCTTCTTCGCAGCCGGTGCCTTCGCCGGTTTCGCCGCGGGCTTCGGCGCCGAGATGCCGCCGGACTGGTTGTAAGCGGCAATCGCCGATTCCTGCTGCTGCACCGGGGTGCCTTGCCCGGTCGCCGAGAACTGGCCACCCTGCGTGGTGCCCTGCGGTGCCCGTAGCTCCTGTTTGGTGACGGTGTCGAACGCGGCGAGGGCAGCTTTGAGGACTGCCCCGGCCATCAGGTCCTCAACGTCGTTAGCGGTCACGGCTCACCCCCGGGTCTCGGCAATAATGCGGGGATGAGCACCGAACTGCTGCGGCTCCCGCCAGGACACAAGCTATACAGCTTTGATGCTCGTGAGGTCGCTGCTCCAGGGGCCATCTATCTAGCTTGGATGCCTGGCGACCTCGAAACATTGTTCGGGCCAGCACGGGAACTCCGCGACCGGGAGTTCCTGCTAGAGGTGGACGGTGAACAGTGGCTTGCTACTCCGATGCCGGATCTATTCATGGCTACCAATGATGATCACGTGATGGTCCTCGATACGGCCAGCATCAACGCGCGGACCAACGGCGAGATAACTACGATCGACTTCAAGCTACTGCGTCCTATCCAGCCTTAGCGAGCGCGGTCTTAGCATCCGCTATCGCGGTGGTGACGGACTGCCCGTCACCGAGATCGAACCGGACCACGTCGAGGACGTCGCCGGGTAGGTGACGCGCATCCCACGAGGCCGGGTCACGGCCTTTGCGGAGGTGCCGTTCGAGGGCGTCGAGCTCGGCCCACGCTGCTTTCCCCACAGCCGCAGCCGTAGTCGGCCCGCTCGGGCTGCCTTGGCCGCGGCCGCCAGTATGCACGTCCGCGCCGGCCTCGCTGGCGGTGTGACCCGGGGTTTGTCCCGTGTTACCCGCACCCGACTGTGGTTTGTTGCCGCCGCCAGCCTCCGCCGGGGCGCTCGCAGGCCCGGCCGGCGCCGCGCCAGCCCCGGGCGGCTTCGGCGCACCCGGCGGAGGTGCCCCCCCTGCAGCCGGTGCGGGCGGCCCGCCCGGCTGACCAGGCAGCGGCGGCTGACCGGGCACAGGCTGCGGACCGGCATTCGGATCCGGCTGTCTCGTCTGCGGATTCATCGCACCCAAAGGAACCACACCAGTCTGGCTGGCCCACACCGGATCCGAAGTGATCGGGATCCCCCACGGGTCCCGGTTCAGCTCAGCCCGCGCCTCATCAATGGATGACAGGCCGGCGCCGATCTGGGTGACGAGCAGCCCGGTCAACGTTTCCTCGTCTTCGTCCTGCTCGAGGCCTTCGGGCATCCATTGCAGGTCGTCTTGGCCGCACACGACCTGGAGGACCTTGTCGAACAGGGATTGCTTCAGGAACTCCAGCGTGGGGATCAGCGATTTGCGGGCGTGAACGTCCTTCGTCATCTTCGACATCTGGTTCGCGGCGCCGACGGACATCGTGGTGGATGCGCGTGGGGTGAGGCCGAGTTCCATCGGCATCACCTGGAAGGCCATGCAGACCTCTATCGACACGATGGAGTCGAACTCGGTGGCGAGTTCGGGTGGTTTCTGCGGGTCGGTTTTGGATCCCGGCGGCAGAACGACGATCTTGTGTTTGAAGCCGACGTCACCGGCCAGCGCGTTCAACGCGTCCTGCAATTCGCGGATCTGCGACGGGGTCATGTTCACGTCACCAGGGCTGACGAACATGCCGGGGATGGAACCTTCGCGGTAGAAGTCCATCTGGTACTGCTGCTTACCGAGCCCGGTCATGACCGGGACGAGGGCTTGTTCGATCGGTGGCATCCCGTACGGAGATGTTGTCTGCCGGGTGTACGGCAGGTACAGCAGTTGATCGCCGCGGTATTCGGCGACCTGGCCGGCTTTGAGTTCGTCGGTGAGGTCGTTTTGGTTGATGAGCTGCATGAGGTCGACGCGGGGGACGCCCCACAGGTACTGCTGGAACGCTGGGGCTGGTGGTCGTGGGCGGGAGCCGTGGAGGTCGAACAGGGGGCGCAAGGTGTCACCGGCGATGAGCTCGAGCGCGGTGAGGTCGGAGCCGAGGAGGCCTTTGCCTTTGCCCCAGGTGGGGCGCAAATAGACGGACATGGCGTCGATGGCGTAGAGGTCTTCGAGGAGGGTGTCGAGCCACGATGACCAGGAGCCGTATTCGGGGTCGGGGTTTTTGAAGAAGGCGACGGCTTGGGCTCGTCTCTCGCCGAAGTCGGCCATTGCTTTGTGGTCGCCGCGCATGGCTTTGGCGGCGTCTCGGGTGGGGATGATGTCCCATTCGAGGCCGCGGATCTCGGACTTGAGTAGCTGGATGCATGCCCTAGCTACCGAGTAGAGGGATGCGAGACTGCGAAGTACCTGGAAGTCGGCGAGTTTGACGCCTTCGGTGCCCGGCTGGCCGACGGGGAGGTTCCATCCGACCTGGTAGGGGAGCCGGCGTGGCATGGCGCGTTCGGCGCCTTCGGGTGGCTCGTCGATCGCCATCGGGTAGATGGGTGCGAACGGTCCGAAGGCGCCGGCTTGGAAGTTCTGCGGCGACCTGGGGAGGAAACTGCCGTAGCCCGAGGCGTAGCCGGCTTGTGGTCCGCCGCCTAGCTGTGCGGCGAGTGGGCTGATCTGGCCGGTGGAGGGTCCTGTGGGGCCGGTTGGCATGGCGAGGGCGCCTTGGCCGGATGGTGAGGCGGCGCGGGCGGCGCGGGCACCACCGATGATGGCTGCTGGGCTTGCCAACTTTGGCTCACCCCCGCGCGTCTTTCCTTATGATTTGTGACTCTCGGTCCCCTCGACGGCATCATCCACCCCACAGCCGGACAGGGGACCGAGCCATTTACCAACACCTAACCGCCCAGCAACCCCCCACACACCCACGCCCCGCAAGCTTGCAGTGTGCTGCTGACGGACACCGACGGCCGCCGCTACGTCCGCACCCAACCTACGAACTGGACTCCCGCAGCGCTCGTTTCACCCGCCGCTCAAGCCGCTTCGCCGCAGCCTTCGCCGTCTTCGGACCCCCATACCCCATCGCCCTGCCTACCTGCGCCCACGTCGCCCCGTTAGCGATCGCCTCACCCACCAGCTGCAAGCGGAGCGCATCGCGTTGCACACCTGGTTCCGGCATCACCGGGTTCGTCCCCGCCATCGCGGCCAACGACGCCAACTGCTCAGTCTCAGACGGTGAAGTCATGGACGTCCCAAGTTGCGCTCAGTTCATCCCGCGTCAGCAGCCCATCCCGCGCGATAGCAGCCTCAAGGCGCAAGCGCTCTAGTTCCGCTTGCAGCAGGTCGAACAGCGCATCCCTCCGCTTCGCCTGCTCGGTTTCAGACGGTGGGGCCACGGACCGGTCGCACCCCGCAATGCTTACACGGCCCCGGCAGCAAATCCGGATGCTCACGGGTCAGGTCGTAGCAGTGGCCGCCGCGCTGCACGCACATCTCCTGGCTGACGGTCTGGCGGTCGGAGGCGAGCTGTTCCGCCTCGGCTTCCGGGTCGGTGATGATGCGGACGACCCCATGGGGGAACCCGGGCGGCAGGGTCACGCAGCAGGCCCCGGCTCGTACGGTGGCCGCTCGATGGTGGCCTGGTCTGGTTCTGGCCGGTCGTTCGGTGTCTCGGCTACGGCGAGCTGGTCGGCGCGGAGGACGATGGCGCGGACCCCGGCTTGCTGCAAGGTTTGGGTAACGCCCTGCGCGTATTGGGCGAACACCGGATCGGGCATCGTCACCGGCAGACGGATGATCAGCATCTCGCCGGGACGGACAACCGTCGCGCATTCGCGGACGGCGCGGAGCAGCAGGTCACGGTCGATGACGGGGGTGCCGTTGCCGAGGAGATGCGCGCCAGGCGGAATGATCGTACCCGGGTTGATCAAGTTCACAGGGTCCCCTCCTCCTCATCGCCGTCATCTTCTGCCACGTCTTCCGGCCACAGGATGCTATCGGTGGGCCATTTCCCGTGCGGCCAGTACCGGACCGCCGAAACCATCGTCCCGTCACGGCTAAACGACTTCACCCGCGGGCACGCCACACCCTGCGCGGCGTGGATACCGGAGCAGTATTCGCAGCCGCCTTCGGCGAGGAGTTTGCGGGCGTCTTCCTTCTGCTGCGCGGTGAGCCTCGGCCGCCCCGTCGTCCCATCCCATGACGGGACATGTTCATCTGGGAGCAACCTGGCAGGCGGTACACCCAGCGCTGCTGCGATGACGAGCAGTTCGGCGATGCTGAGAGCTTCCCTGTGGCCGTTCTCAAGATTCGTCAGCACCGAACGCGGAACCGCGAAACCTAGCTGCTCGCAGCGGTCGGCTAGCTTCTGTGCGCTCATCTTGTGCCCTATCCGGTGCCGCCGGATCTCGGCGGCGATGGCGCAGGTGAGCCACTGTTGCCAGTCTTCTTGTTCTGCAGTTGCGTGGAATTGCGTTTCGGGCATGAGCGGCTCCAGCATGCGGTAGCAATGACGGGTGGCGGCGGATGGGGTGGAGCACGGCCGGATCATACGGCTCGGTGTAGCCGCCGCCGCTGCGGTCACATCCGCGTTCGCCTGCTCCCGGCTGTTCGGCACGGGTGGCACCCTCATCGGTACCGCTGTCGGCGCGGTCGTCTCCGGTGCCGCAGCTGAACTGTACGGGCGCGCCGCAGCCGCCGCCAAAGCACGTCTGCCGCGGCCGGAGCTGAACGGCCGCCTGGTCGCCGAGGTCGCGGCAGGCTGCGCGGTGGTGGCTGTGGCGGCTTTCGGGGTCGTCTACGGTGTCGAGAAGGCGACGGGGAGGCCCCTGTCGGCGGTGACGACAGGGGCGGATGTGCGCGGTGACTCGTTCACCGGTTCAACGCCGTACACGCCGCCTGCCGCACCTGCGCCGTCGGTGTTGCCGACGGTGGATCCGTCGGTGCCGCTGGCCACGCCGTCGCTGTCATCGGTTGCGAGCCCGGGTGTGGTCACCTCGAGCGCGGCGCCGGGCCCGTCACCGTCGGCGACCGAACCCGCCGTATCGCCCAGCGAACAGTCGCCGGAGGTTCAGGCGCCGCAGCCCGCCGGGACACCGATCGTTACCTCGTCGCCCTAAGCGGCCTCCGGAACAGGCTGACCACAGTGCGGGCACGCCGTCTTCCCCGCCATAAACGGCCGGCCACACCCATCACACCGCGTCACACCGTAAGCATCCAGCCACGACACACCATCGATCCAATACGCCTGGATCACCGCATCACCGTCATCGGTGGACCGGCCCAGCCGCTTCCGGATGTCATCCTTCGACTCAACCTGAATCTTCCCACCCGACAAAACCTTCCACCCAGGCGCCGACAGATCACCCAGCAGCATGTCATCATCAGGCAGGCACACATCCGGAGTCGCCGACGGGTCGAGCTGCTCCCGCAGACCCCACCACGCGGCGGAACGGATGTTGGTGAACGCGAGCTCACCGGTGGCGTCCCGTTTGCGGGTACCACCCGATGCGGTGAACGGTTCCGCTTTCGCGCCCATCTCACGCAGCCGGTCCAGCACACCGGCACCGATCCCGATCACATCGACCAGTGCGGTCGCCTCCGGGTCGGCGTCGAGGGCGCCTTTGACCCGGCCGGTGGTCTGCATCGTGTCCTCTTTGGCGGAGCGGCGGAGTTCGACGAGGACGGGGCCGCGGCGGATCGCCTGGACGGTGCGGTCTTCACCGGAGCGGGCGACGTCGACACCGATGATGTGCGGGCCTGGCAGGTCGGGCCGTCCAGCGTGGTCCCATTCGTGCCAGCGTTCGACAGCGGCCTCTGCCCAGGCCAGCGGCACGACGGAGTCCTCATCGCCGGCGTGGAAGTCACCGAGGACACGGTTTACGTAGATGGCGGACTGTTCGCCCCATTGGCGGGCGCGTTGTTCGGCCCAGTCCTGTGAGATGCGGCCCGCGTCGATCGCCTCGGCGAGGGTGACGTGGCGGGCGTGCCAGTCTTCGTAGCCGGGGCGGTGGGCGTGGATGTCGTAGAACCGGCCTTGCGGCTGCCCGGGTGTCGACAAGGCCAGGGCGTACGCCTCGCCGAGGCCGGAGAACGCGCCTTCGCAAGCATCGAACGTGCCCGCGGGGATGCTTTTCGACTCGTCATAGATGAACAGGAGCCGGTCGGCGTGCGCGCCTTCGATCAGGGCGGGGTTAGTGCAGGCGGCGGCGAACGCGGCGCCGTGACCGAGCCGCATGTTCAGGTTCAGCAGTTCAGCTTTGGTGAAGGTGCGGTCGCGGACTTTGTCCCAGCGGAGCCGCCCGGCCCATTTGTGGATCTCGGGCCACAGGTAGTTGATGAGCTGCCGCCACGCCCCGGCGGTGGTGACCGCTTTCCATTCGACTCCGGCGGCGTCGGAGGTGAGCGCAAACCACAGCAGCGTGATCGCAGCGATCGCTGACTTGCCGAGACCGTGGGGACCGCGGACAGCGCAGCGTTTCCGTTCGGCTAGGCCACCGATGATGTCTTGCTGGTAGGGGGTGAGACCGTCACCGCGCCAGTCGATGCAGTCGGCGGCGAACCCGAGCGGGTCGTCGTAGTAGAGGGCTACGCCTTTTTTGATCCTCGCCGCGCGCTGCTGAAGTTCCCGCAGGTAGCGGAGACGGTCAAGGGGTGCCTGAATGATCTGGGTTGAGGGCAACTTCGGCCTCGAGCCGCCGGATTTCGGCTTCGATCATGTCTTGGGTGACGACTTCGATGCGGGCCTGTGCGGGGGCGTAGAGGCCGCGGAGTTTGTATTCCTCGACGTCGATTTTCACGAGCCGGTCGACGGCGGCGAGTATCGGGAGCAGGTCGGGGAGGGGGGTGCCGTCAGGGCCAGTGACGATTTTCCCGGATGGGCTGGTGATGTAGTGGCGGCTGGAGGCGACGCGCCAGGCGAGGCGGCGGTAGTCCTGGAGCCGGTCGAGCATCATTTGCATGACTTCGGGGCTGCGCAGGGTTTCGCTGGCGGCTGTTTTGGCGTGGCGGCGGATGGCTTCGCCGACTGATCTGGTGCTGCGGAGGCCGACTTGGGGCATGATCTGCCGGTAGGAGAAGCCTTTGCAGTAGAGGTCGGCGCATTTGGCGTCGCGTTCGAGGGTTTCTACTGAGGGGCGGCGTGGCACGTTTTGTTCACCGTCCCTTGCGTTGCGTACACGTTAGGTGGTTTGACCTGCTGCTCACTGCGGGATGAACTCGACGCCGCACGCTGGGCAGATGATCGGCGGTTTCTCGTCGGCGTGGAGTTGCTCTTCTTCAGGTGTGGGTGTGAAGTGCGGCGGCTCGATCAGTTTCGCGACGTCTTCAGCGGTCCAGCCTGTGCCGTCGTAATCATCGTCCAGATAGGACAGGAGTTCGGCGAGTTCGTCGGGGTCGTCTGTCGCGATGTCCGAGAGCCGGTTGTCGGCGACGTTGACGCGTCGGGCTTCGTCGTCGGTGCAGCGGATCAGCCCGCAGTGCGCGGTCTGGTGTCCTTCGGCTTGCATGGCTTGGATGGTGTGGTTCCCGGCGAGGACGACGAACGATGGGGGTTCGTTGATGACGCGGACGACAACGGACCTGTATTGGCCGAGGCGGCGCACCGATTTGCGGATCTCATCTAACTGGCCGCGGCGGGCGTTGCCGGGGAAGAGGGTGAGCTGGCCGATGTCGATGTCGCGGACTCCGAGCATCTCAACCGCCACTATGCCTCCACGACTGGCCGGAAGTGGCGGTCTTCGGGTTCGGGTAGCCATCCGCACATGGCGGCGACGACCGTGACCAGATGGGGGGTGGGCGAGGTGATGTCGAGGTCGCCGGGGAGATCGAACACGATGCGAGGTTACAGGCCGCGGCCGGGCGGGGGGTGTGCTCCGACTCCGTCCCGGCCGCGGCACCTAGCGCCCAGAAGGTGGTGGACTATTGGGCACCAGGTAAACAAGGAGCGCTGACAGGCACGCGGTGACTGCGGGGGCCCATTGCGCCTGCGGGTAGGCGGTCTGGACGATGGTCAGCGCGGCGCCTGCGGCGGCGACGAGCAGCTTCGAATACTGCCCGGCGTTCCTCATCGGTTAGGGCGTGGGGGGCTGGTCTTCGGGGGTGCCCTCGGTCACCACCAGCGACGTCGCCGCACCAGACACAACCGTCAAAACGAGAGCGCCGGTGAGGGCCGGGTTCGCGGTGTCGGCGACGGTGATGTTCGCGACACCGGGGGCACCGGCGACGAACTCGGCGCTGTAGGTGTCGGTGGAGACGTTGAGGACACCGGCGGCGGGGTTGTCAGACGTCCAGGTGAGGGTGTCGGCGGTGACGGGTTCGCCTTTGGCGTCGGTTTCGGCGACGGAGAGGAGGACTTGCTGGGTGTCGGTCAGGGTTGCCATGTGAATACTTCCTTCGTTGTAGATGGTGGGCGTGCCGTGACCGGCGCGGGGGGCGTTCTGCGGATAGGTGAACGGGGCGATCTCCGTCTTCAGCCGTATGGGGGTAGTGAGCCAGCGGTAGAAAATGTCAGCGATCTGGGTGACGGTGGTCGCATGTTGCAGCGGACCGGGGCCGTATTGCGGGCCTGGGGTGGTGACGGCGGTGTAGTAGGTGACGGCCTCAAGGAGGGCGGCCTGCCGGTTATCTTGCCCGTGCAAAAGCTCACCCCCTTCCGTTAGACGGCTTCACGCCGCACGGGTCGTTTCACGGCGGGCACGCTTGCGGGTCTTGTACTCCGCCTTCGCCACATCAGTCATGCGGTACAGGGAGCGGCCCTGCTCATCGATCCCCGCCTTGGGGAGGTGCCCGCGGTGCACCCACAAGCGGATCGCGGCAGCGGTCACGTTGGCGAGCTGCGCGGCCTGGGCGCCCGTGACGAGACCGTCCGGGTCGTAGGAGACCACATCGTTCATCGTGATCACCCCCGGGCGTCAAAAAAGACCCGCCCGGGGCGGGTCAAGGCATGGGTGTACTGCTGTTACGAACGTTACGCGATACAGGACCCGGTGAACGAACCCGCCGCGTAAAGATTTTTCAGGAGGCGGCGCGCAGACCGGCGGCCGCGGCAGCATAGGCGTCGTAGTCGGCGCGGGACAGCAGCCTTCCACAGTCTCTCGTGGAGCAGCGGATGTACTCTTCGCCTTCCCGCAGCGACAGGCTGATCTGGTCGCAGCGGGGACACGGCAACGGCTTGTGCTGCACACCGGTTCCGGTTTTGGCGCGGATGTGGAGTAGCCGGTGCCAGTCGCGGATCTCTTCTCCGAGGGGTACGCCGATGTCGGGGTGGGAGATCATGCCGGGGAAGTGGTCGAGGAGCCATAGGACGGTATCGGTGAATTTGTCTGCTAGGTAGCCGCGGCGGTCGGGTGGGCCGGGGCGGTGGAATCGGGTTTCCCACCAGGCGCATTCCCAACCGTAGAGGACGCTGTACGCCTCGTCGATGACGTCGAAGTTGGGGCTGGGGGAGCGGTGGCCGGGTGTGCCGGAGACTCGTTCTCCGAGTGCGACTGCGGCGGCGTAGCCGTCGGCGTTGCCGGATAGGTGCGCGGCGAGTGTACCGAGCTCACTGAGTTCGCGGCGGATGGTGGCTTGGCATCCGCCGCACCACGGATTACCGGGTGTGGCGGTGATGTCGGGTTTGACGGGCCGTGACTGATCTTTGTCGAGGGGGTCGTAGGCGGCGATCGCTTCGAGCCAAGCGTCGCGGGCTTTGCGGAAGTGGGTGTTGCAGCGTCCTGGGCATGGACTTTCGGTCATCGGCAGCACCATCCCCGGCGGGAGTTACACGACCGTGATTAGTCTGCCACCTGCTAGAAGCCGGCGAAGTAGGCGTAACGCTTGATATCGGCAAGGAACGCCGCCCACGCCGGGCGGGTGAACGACAGGTGCGGGCCGTCGGGGTTTTTCGAGTCGCGGACGAGGATGCGGTCGTCTAGGGCTGCCGCTTGGACGCAGCAGCCGTTGGCTGCGGAGTGGGTGGATGTGCGCCAGCGGGTGTCGTCCATGGTGTGTCGCCTTCTTTGCGTTTGTCGTGTTCGGGTAGTACGACGGCGAGGATGGCTGCCATGCCTGCGACGTCGGTGGGGAATCCGTGTCGGGCCCAGACACGCCACGCGATCTGCGCCAGGTCAGGCGTAGCCACGTCGCCGCTCACTGGCCGCGCCGGTTCCGCCACCGTTTCCACCAAATCAAGATCGCTACGGTTACGGCTCCTGAGACGAAGGCGATAAGAGAACTTATGCTGCTCACGCCACCTCCTGCCGGTCAGGTACGTACTCATCCCGTTCCTCGTCATATCTCGTGCAGTGATTGCACCAGTGGCCGTCATCCCGCATCAGCCAGCCGTTGTCTTCAGCGTCGTTTACCGCTCCGTCCTCGTCGGACCACGCGTACCAGTCGGTCCCGTCCTGGGCGGATTTGCCGCAGCGGTCACAGACGAGCCGGTACATGGTTACTTCGATGATCGCCATCACGCCGCCTCCTGCTCCAGTTGCGCGCGCCGGTCCCGCCGCAGCACCCGCCGCTCAGGCGCCGTCAACCCACCCAGCACCCCATGCTCATCCTCATCGGATGTGAGACTCAACGCCCATTCCAGGCACTCAGCGCGTACCTCACATCGTGCGCAGACCTGGCGGGCTTTCCGGGCGGTTTCACCTTTCTCCGGGAAGAACAGGTCCCGGCCGATCTCGGCGCACAACGCCTCGTGACGCCAGTCCGCAAGGTCCGGCACATGCGGGCGGATGATCCCTCTCGGTGGCCAGGTCATGATGTCCCCTCCTCGCCTAGGTCATACTGCGCCCGGTACTGGATCTGCCGGCAAGTAACGGAGATAGAAGCAACTGGATCTTCAGTTACGGCCGTACTCAGGTTTTCCGACCAGTCGATGCCCTGCGGGAGGTCTTGCACTAGCAGGGGTCTCCCATCTGCGGCGCTGAGCGTCACCGTCGTTATTTCCATCGTCACTAGCTTCGCGAGCCGCTGCTCGTCGCTGACGACAACGACCGCGCATTGATCGTCGTCGTAGGATGCCCGGCACCGGTCCCGGCCGAACTGGTCGCGCCACCGCTCCCCAGGGTTACCGCGCGTGACTTGTTTTCCGCAGCGGGTGCATTTGCCGGTCTGGAAGGGTATCCGGGCAAGTTCAGGCATGGTCTGTCTCCTCTTCGTAGACGGTGGCGAGCAGCCTCAGCCGCCGTTCCACGCTTCCGTCGTGCTGGTGGCCGGTGAGCAGGTCTTCGATGAGTGCCCGTTTGAACGCGATCTCGCGGAGTACGCGGGCCGGGTCGTTGTAGGCGATGAACACCGCCCCGTCACCGTGGGCGATCCGTTCGTCTCTTTCGATGTGGTTGTTCAGGATCTCGGTCAGGTCTGGGATGCGGGTTTCGCTCAACGGGTGGCCTCCTTGGCGGCGACGAGGTGGGGGCGTCTCATGTCGGCTTTCCACCGCTGGGCGGTGCGTTGCGTCACCCCGCATTTGCCCGCCAAGTCGGCGGCGGAGATCGCGGGGTTGCCGGCGACGAGCCGGGCTGCTTTGGCGCGTTTCTTGTCGCCCCCGGCGATGGTCGCCTGTCGTGTCCGTATCGTCATCCGTGTCGTCGTTGTTGTCGTGTCGCCTGTCGCGACATCTGCCGTGTCGCCTGTCGTGTCATCAACCGGTGCCACCGCGACAGCTGGTGGCGCAGCGACCGCGACGGGCTCAGCGGCCAGCGGCACCTCGGGCACCACCGCAGGCACAGCCACAGGCCCAGTGTCGCCGGAGCGCAGCAGATGAACCAGAGCCGTCCCGAACGCCAGCGTCACAACCGGCATCACCGCAACCACAACCACGATCGGCCACGGCGCGCGCGGAAGATGCGCCGCGGCGAGGAGGTGATAGATGACCTGACCGGCGCACCCCAGCGCGAGCGCGCCGAGCGCGGACCGGCGGGCGAACCTGCGGGCCCGCGTATCGCCGGTGCCGGTGAGCCAGGTGCCGAGCGCGAACGCCGCATACGCCTCAACCCCCACCGGCAGCGTGATCGCCGTGTTCAACCGGATCCCATCCACGATGCCGGGCAGCGGCTGGACGACACCGAACCCGGCCATCTCACCCAAGCCGACCCAGCCACTCCAGATCGCGATGGCGGCGGGGGCGGCGATGAGGAGCAGCGGCCACCGCCGGGCGGGCATCACAGCCGCCGCCAAAGCTGGAGACCTAACAGGACGACAGCGACGATGACGAGGAAAGTGATCATTAGATCTCCTTGCGGGCTGCGATGTCACGCAGCGACAGCCGGTGGACGGGGATGTCTTCATGGCGTCCTGCGGGGGGAAGTTCCGCGCGCCTCTGCGGCGCGGCGACAGCAGGTTGATGCCGCCAACTGTTGACGCGCACCATGTCGCTGCCGTTGTCGCCACGCACAGCGGCACGTGGCGACGCGAGCAGCGCCATGACACGCCACACCGCCAGCGACACGACGGCGACAACGACCGTCACCTCAGCGCCGATGAGAACCGGCATCATCTCCGTGACCGCGTGCGCCACCATCAGCGCCCCACCACCGACGCCGGCCACGCAAACGGCGACAGCAACTGCGGCGGCTCCTGCGCCGCCACCACCGGCCGGTCTGCACATCAGGTCACGATCCCTTCCCGGCTCCTCGCCGCCGTGTAGGCGTCGATCTCGTCCACGTCGTACAAGTACGTCCGGCTGCGGTAGTCACGCGGCTCCGGGAACGCCTTGTCCCGTTCCCGGTCACCATGCAGAGCACGGATCGTTTTCCCATGCGTGCGGCCCATGTCAACCGCCTCAGACAGGCTCACCAGCGTCCTTGTGACAGATGCGGTGTTTTCCGCGTCGTCTAGCGCTGACCTGCTGTTTCCCAGGTCTGTGATTGTCACAGCCCCCTGATCTGTGACAGGTACAGACGTCCCGTCGAGACGGCGACCGGCCCGTGCGTAGTCCCGCCAGATCGCCGCTGACTTGTTCGCGTCCAGATCCGCGATGATCGCCTGCACCCAAACCTGGGTCGAGCCGTTGACCAGGCACCAGCGGCCCTTCTGCGGCGGCGCCGCAGGCACCGGAGTGGTGCCGACAAGCGCTTTCCAGTTCTGCGGCTGGTAGCCACCGAGCAGCCGCAGACCGATCGAGTTGCGGATACCGCGGATCGTCGCCGACTCGATGTTCTGCCCGGCGGTCAGGAAGTTTTTCTTCACGAACGCGCCTTCCCAGACGCCCTTCTTGGGGACCCGCCAGATCGGCGGGGTCTTCTTCGCCCGCTTCGGCTTCCACAAGATCGTGCCCCGGTAGTCCTCGTCTTCCTCAGGCCAGTTCTCCCAGAACTCGTCACACATCTCCGAGAACTGGTTGACCTCCTCGATTACCAGCAAGTCCCGGCAGAACTCGGCGGTGGGATCTTTGGTCCGCTCATCGATCCGGGTGTCGAGGTCGTCGCCCCACGCCTGGATCGCGGCCCAGATACCGGGCATGTCCCGCGGGTTGTCACACAACGTCAACCCCGGCAGGCCCTTCAAACCCTGGATCGACGTCCGCTTCACATCGATGTACGTCACCCGGCCGCCCTTGCGCAGCACCTGGCAGACCATGCCTTCCTCGGTCTCCGTCTTACCGTGCCTGCTTCCAGCGTTTATGAGGCCGTGGGGAGATTCGGAGCCCCAGTCCCAGCAGACGAGCTGGCCCTGGTCATCAATACCGATGGCGGTCTTGTCCTCCGGGAGGGCCTCAACCTTCTCCAGCACCGAATGCAGGTAGACGATGCGTGGCAGTTCATGAGCGCGGGTGAGGACCAGGGCTGGCCGCTCATCAGACGTGCGCCACTGCGGGACCAAGTCGAGACCGGTGCGGGTACGCCACAGGTCCTCGACAGCGGCGCGTTCCTTGCCGGTGGCTTTGAACCCGGCGGGGAGCCGCCAGGCAGCGACCTGGTCACCCGGCTTCGCGTTGGCGTAGTCCGGGTTCCATGTCACCCCGGCGCTGATGGCTTTGGGTGCGGTGCCGGTGATGGTGGCGAGCGCGGTAGCCATCGGCTGGACACGGCGGCTACGGTGCAGCACACGCAGCAGCCACACCGCCGCCCGTGTCTGCGATACGCGGATTGCCCCCCACGTCACCAGCCCTGCGGCAGTAGCCCCCAACACGACCAGGGCCACCAAAGGCGCTACGAGCAACCCCACTAGGGCGACCACTGCCGCCAGCAGCGACCCGGCTCGCCACGCCAGCCTCGTCGCAAGATTGCGGTGCTGCCACGTCGACGCGTGACCCGACCGGTGCAGCACCTTCACGTCCTCACGTCGCGTGAACCACCCGGCGTTCGTCCAATGATGTCGGCCGTGCATCAGGTCCACCCCGGTCAGCCACCGGCCCCACACCGTCCACCAGCCATGCGCCCCCGCAGCCTTCCGAACATGCGACACTGCCGCGCCGGCAGTGATCGCCGCGGCGGCGAGGATAAACAGGCCGAACCACAACACGCTCTGTCACGCCCCTCTTTCGGTCATATTCAGTTACCAACTACTCTTCGCAATCAGTCACGCTCTGTGACAGATCCGGTCCTCTCGCGCTCTCCGGGGGAAGCCGGCGCCGGAGGCGCCGTAAATGCGGCCGGCTTCCCCCTTCTTGCGCGTCACAGTGATGCTCATCTGTCACATTCCTGACGGTCACTGCCACGTTTGCGGGCTGCTCGACGCTGCCGCGACCACGGTGTGTAACGGCGGCAGAGGTGGCGGAGCCATCCCCGACGCGGTGACGGAGTGTGAGCGGCCCGCTGTTGGGTGCGCAGCACGAGGTTGGTCTCCTCGTCGAGCACGTGCACTTCGTAGCGCACGTCCAAGTCCGCCTGCCGTGCTGCCGCTTCCCGTTCCCGCCTCACCCGGTCGGCGATGTTCTCCGGCTCGGAGCCGTAGACGAGGTTGGTGCCGTTGCCTTCGCCGCCGGGTGCCCAGTAGTTGCGGGCCGGGTTGTCGTCCAAGTGCCGGATGAGCGGCTTGCCGGGCGGCGGTGGGCCCTCGAAGGCGAGGAGGACGAGCTGGTGAACGAGCCGTCCGGAGTCTTTGCGGCCCGCATGGGAGAGGTTGACCCGCTGGTAGAAGGGGGGGCCGTCTTTGGGGCGGTTGTGGTCGCGTTGCTGGAGGATGGTGCCGCCGCAGGTGCGGCCGTCGGCGAGGGTGCGGAGGACGGAGCGGATCCGGCCGTGGCTGGACGCCTCGTAGGGCGGTGTGACGCCTTCGGGGAGGCCGGCGGGCCAGGGGATGGGTGCCCATTCCTCGGGTGGAATCATGGTGTTCTCTCCTTGGCCGGGGAGTTGCCCGGTCCCTTGGCGCTGTCTTGCCGGATCACGGCCAAGGGACCGGGCGCGGGATCCTACTTGCCGCGTAGCCGCCTGGCTGCTTCGGCTACGGCTTTCTCGTTTTCGGCTGCGCTGCGTTCCTCGATGGTGGTGCCGCAGGTGCAGTCTTCGTGCCAGCAGTCGGGGCACACGTCGGGCTGGCTGTTCCGCTTGGCCATGTCGGTCTCCTATTTAGGCTCAGAACCAGTGCGGCCAGTGCCAGCCTTCGCGGAGGCACACCATCTGCTTAGCGACGTATGCCATGTGAGTGCCGGGTTTGCAGGGCGGCCAGCTCCACGCCACATGCCTGCTAGGTGTTCCGCAGGCCGCCAGGACGGCCGCGATGACCGCGATGGCGGCGATAGCGCCGAGAACGGCAGCTAGGGTGCGGATCATTGTCGCGTTCTCCTAGGCGGGTGTGAGGAGGGTGAGCGGCGGGTGCGGGGCATTCATGAGGACGGCGGCTGCGGCTTGGGATGCGGTGAGCGCTCTCCGTAGCTCGTCGACTTGGTGTCGCAGCGCGGCGTTCTGCTGTTCGAGGGTGTGGCGGCGGACTTGGCGTTCGACGAGGCGGGTTATTGTGGTCATCGGGTCGAAGCCTTCCTGTGTGGGGTTGGGTTCGGTCATGGGGTTCTGTCTGGTGGTCCCGGTGTCCCATCGCACCGGGACCACCAGTTGTCCGGGGGTTAGATCAGTTATCGCCGTGCAGCCGCTTCGCTTCCTTGACGGCGTCCTCGCTGGCCGAGCACCAGCAACCACCGAAAATCTGGTGACAGCTAGGGCAGCAGCCTTCCCGCACAGCCGTCTCGTCGGTGAAAATGCCCATCGGGTTCCTTCCTTTCATCGCCGGGCTGAGAGCCCGGCCGTGGTACTGCCATGTCATCGGGTTCTCTGACTTTCTTCCGCAGCGCGGGCGCTGGTGATGCCTGGACGACCGCAAGACCAGCAGTCCGGAGCGGTGAACGGGGCCCACGAAAGTCCGCATTCGAGGCAGATGATCGCGCCGCGGGGAAGGTCCGTCGCCGGGTCGATGCTCTCTGGTGTGATCATCGCTGCGGCTGCCTCCATGCCTGCCACGATAGCTCTTATATCCTAGGATGAGCAACCAGCCTAGGATGAGCAAACATGGCAGTGGCTAAGTATCAGCGGATCGCGGCGCACCTCCGCGAACTGATCAATACTGGTGATTACCCGGCAGGATCGCGGCTCCCCACTATCGTGGAGATAGCCGCCCAGCACGGCGTATCGAAAGCGACGGCGAACGCCGCTATCTCGTTACTGGAGGCAGAGGGCCTCGTCCGGCCGATGGAACGGACCGGAATCAGAGTCCTCGATCAGCGGGCGGTGCGGGTGCCACTCAGCCGGTATTCCCGTGTGCTAGCCCCAGGCGGCCGTCTCGGCCCGTGGGAGACGGCCTTGGCGGCCGCGGGAATCCCCGGTCAGATGGTCCTCCTTGAGGTAGAGCACATGCTGGCGGAACCGGATGTTGCGGTCGCGTTGGAGCTAAGCCCTCTCAGCCGGGTGGTGCGGCGTGTCCGGCACGCTGTTATCGGTGTCGAGCCGGAGCAGGTTGTCCAGCTTCATGAGGCGTTTTTCCCGGCCCGTCTGGTGGCGGGGACGCCGATCGCCGAGGACGGGAAGCTTGTCGGTGGTGTCTACGCCGCGCTGGCTGCGGCGGGGCTGATTCCTGCGACGGCGGATGAGACGGTGACGGCGCGGACTGCAACTCCGGATGAGATCGCACGGTTGTATATGCGGGGGGGGACGGTGATTGCGGTTGAGCGTGTCACCAGGGATGCGAATGGTCAGCCGCTTGAGTTGCTGCGTGTTGCTGCTGATCCGGCGCGCACAGTGCTGATCTACGATGACCTGCCGCTTAACAGGTAACGACGGGCGCAGTGTTCAGCCTGGGCCTCCCCAGGTGGTCTTCCTGATGTTCGCCTGGCGTTGCCGGTACTCGAATTTGGCGAGTTTCCGGAAGGTGTACCAGGTGCCGACGCGGAGACCGCCGGCGAGGCCGAGGACGATGCCGATGCAAAGTAACACCACGTGTTTACTGTGCGCTCACGGGGCGGGGCGGCGCAAGTGAGGGTTAACTCACCGCGACCATTGGGGATCTATCCGTGGGAAGCAACCCGGCCGAGAGGGAGGACTGAGGGGATGGCTGTGAGGCGGTTACCGGTCATGTGCTGGACGGTGGAGCACGACGACGGGTGCGTGACCCACTACCAGGACCGGGCTGAGGCGGTCAGCGATCACGGTGAGGCGGTGGAGCTGGCCGCGTTCGGGCCGTGCTGGGTGGTTGCCTGTGGTTGCGGGCGGACGTTGAGCACGCGGGAGTATCCGGAGTTTCACCTGTTCAGCGAGTTGGAGGCGCTGGTGCAGGCGCTGGTGCAGGATTGGCGGGTCGCCGCAGATGGTGACGCCACCTGCTGGGAGTGTCAGGCGATCGAGGGTCTAGGGGCTGCTGGTGGGTGCTGACGGGAACAAGCGCATCGGGTGGCGTTCCAAAGCCTCTCGCTCCGATGAGAACGGGAACGCGACGTTCGCGGAGTGGGGGATCGCTTTCGGTGCTGATCTCAACCCGGACAGTGTGCTGCTCACTTACGACAACCGGGCGGCGGCGGAGTCGGATCTGGGGTTGTCCGGGGCGACGTTTCTGGTGCGGCGTCCGGTGACGGTCGGCCCGTGGGAGGTCGTGGAGCCCGGCCCGGAAGTGGATGGCGGGTGAACGGAACGGATCTGGTCACTTTCCAGCACGCGTGGGCAACTGGCTGTTAACGTGGGTGGTGACAGCCGATGAGAGTCGGCCTCGTCGAACCCCTGTGCCGCGTCTCTCCGGGATTCCCCCGACTACTGGAGGGGCGCGGCACCCCCATGTTCACGAGGAGTTGGCACAGGGTGGGGTAAACCGGGCGGCGTGGATGCGCGTCCTCAGAAAGTTTGATCGCAGGACCTATCAGCGGGGGGATCCGCCGGGGAGGGCTTGACGGGCACGTGGATATGTCGCGTAGGGGGATGAGGCTGCGGATTGAGCAGCTGCAGGTGGAGAATGAGCGGCTGCTGCGGGAGCTGGCGGCGACCCGGGCGGTCTGCGCGGGTTATGTCGCGGCGCAGGTGGCTGCTGTCGTTGCTGGGCAGCCGCGGCGGGACGAGCTTGGGCTGCGGCGGGCGAACAGGACCCTGGGCGGCGGCCTGGTTTAGGCGCGGCGGCGGTGGTCTTCCATCCGGTCGCGGCGGGCTTCGTCGAAGGTGGTGTTGACGGCGTTCTCGCCGGGGGGGGTGTTGACCATCCGCCAGAACGCGACCATGACTTCTTTGACGCGGCGTGATGCCCGCAGGCTCCACAGGATGCGTTCGTTCTCGTCGGCCAGGTCGATGACGAACCCGCGGGCGGGGGTTTCGGCTGCTGCTGTCTGACCGCGGGTGGCGAAGGCCCGGTAGCCGGCGGCGATGAGGAGCTCGGTGGGGAGTGTGCCGAGGCCCTGGTATTTGGTGCGTAAGAGGTCGGTGAGGGGGAGCAGGGCTTCGACTTTGGGGAGGTGGTTGCCGTGTCGCCATTGGTTGACTTGGCTGCGGCTGCGGCCGGTGATGTGGCCGATGTCGTGTTCGGTGAGGTGAGTGCGGTCGATGACTTCGTTGAGGAGGTCAGCGAAGCGTTGCTCGTTGCGTTCGGAGTCGGGCACGCGGCACAAGTTAACACACGGTTGCATGTGCGCGTGGCTACGAACGGTCTTCGGATACCCGGGTCTTACTTGATGGTTATGTAAGTCTTACCTTCGGCGTGTACACCAAAAACTTTTGCGCGCGTCTCGGCGGACACCCCTAGCGCGCGTACGAACAAGCGCGCTACTGTCTGGCTATGAGCAAACCCCTGGAGCCAGGTATCCGTCTCCGGGTCGACAAGTTCAAACAGCGCTGCTTTGAACGCGACCCCGACAAGGGCACCTCCGCTGGGCGCGCCGAGATAATCGGCATGTCCAGGCCGGCAGTCGCCCGAGTCCTCCAGCAGACATATCCACCTGGCACAACGTTCATCGCCGCGACGCTCCTCGCGTTCAAAGACGACTACGCCTCACTAGGCAGCGTCTTCGACGATCTTTTCGAGGTAGTCCCCGCCACCGCGCAGCGGCATGACGTCCCCGAAGCCGCCTGACAAAGGAGAAAGCCCCCGCCTCAGACCCATGAGACGGGGGCCAACCAGAACAAGGAGAACAAATCTCAATGACCAGCAACAACGACGATACCACGGGCGGCCAATCATGACCGGCCCGGAGCACTACCGCGAAGCGGAACAGCTACTCAAAAGTGCGGAAGAACTCATCGCACACGATGTTACGAGCGCCATAGCTTCTCTCACCGTCAGCCACGCGCAGGTGCACGCGACGCTAGCGCTCGCCGCCGCCACCGCCATGGCACCCACATACGCCGGCATCACAGAGCTGGCGACCTCCGCGTCGGCACCTGGTACATCCTCCCTGGCCGAATGGGCCAGAGAGGGCAGCAGGTCACTGTCCGAATGGACCGAGGTGATCTCATGACCGCCGCCGTTGACAGCAGGCCGTGGGCCGCGGACATCTCCTGGATGCTCATCGCACCCCTCCCCGGCCCGCCCACCGACCGGCGGCTGCTCCCCCTCACCGGGACCAGCCCCCGCCGGACCGCACCCACCATCGTGTGCGAACTGATCTGGTGCCCCGGCGGGTGGCCGTGGGTTTTCGCCGACGCCGACGCCTGGTCCGAAACGGAATGCTGGCAGGTCGCCATGCACTACGGCTGGGTCAAGGACTGGATCGGGCGCCGCGCGTGCCCGGCGTGCAGGCAGCATCCGGAGTTCCGCCCGGCCCCGGCGACGTGCCTGCCGGTGCCGTTCAAGGCGCCGCCGGGTAAACACAAGCGGCAGCCGGACGAAACTTGGCATGGCTTGTCCCCATGCCCGCCGCCGCTGCCGGAGATGATCGACGACGACACCGACGTCATCACCGCCGCAGCCTTCGACTGGGACACCCCACCCGCCGACACACCCCTCCCGCACCGCCGCTGGTCACTCCCGTGGAACAGACCATGAACGGCGTCAACTGGGGCGCCTGCCGCGCAGCCGAACTCCGCCGCCTCAGCCAGCTACGCCACTTCGAGTTGCTCGCTGAACTGTCCCCGCACATCACCGACCCGTGGCACGAGGCCCAGTTCGCCGGGATGACACGCGACGGGCTCATCGCCAGGCTGCTGGAACTCAAACGCGGGCAGGAGGTGCCGGAATGACCGCCCCCGCCGAGATGGAAACCTGGCTCACCTTCGATGAGTGCGCCGACAGGTGCGCCCGCGCCTACTGGCTTGAGCGGCTCGCTGACCAGGTCGCGTACACGCCGGAGACGCTCTGCGAGTACGCGCTGCGCGAGCAGCTCACCAGGTACGCGCATCACACCCTCAGCGCCGAGGAACGCAGCAGCCTGTTCGATGACCACGTCGCCGCGCTGCGGCGCCTCGCCCAGCTCGACACCAGCGCTATCACCTGGGCGGATGTGGACGAGAACCTGACCTGCTGCGACCGGACCGCTGCGGCGCGGGAAATCCTCGACGCCGCCGCCGAAGACGCCTTCGACAGGCTGCTGAGGGGGCGGAAATAGTGACCGGTCTCGAAGAGATCATCACTGGATACCTGAATCCGGGCGACGACCTGATTGACCGGCTAGCCGCCAGGTATGCCCATCCCAGCCTCACCGCTGAGGAGCGGCAGGACGCGGTCCGGCGCAGGGATTTCGATGTGCTGCTGAACGGCAAGAAGGGGGGGACCCGATGACCGCCGAGGTGGAACGGTTCCAGCCGCGGGACGCGATGCCCGCCAAAATCCAGTACGCGGAGAAACTCGCGAACTCGGGGCTGCTGCCTGCGGCGTTCCGGAAGCAGCCCGCGAACGTGCTGTACGCGGTCGAGTACGGCGACATGCTCGGCCTCGCGCCGATGGCCGCGATCACCGGAATCCACGTGATCGACGGCAAGCCGACCGCATCCGCCGGCCTCATCTCGGCGCTGGTCCGCCGGGCCGGGCACAAACTGCGGGTTTCCGGCGACGCAGCCAGTGCGACATGTGAGATCACCCGCGCTGACGATCCTGGTTACACGTTCAGGGTCACGTTCACGGTTGAGGACGCGAAAACAGCCGGACTGGTCGGCAAGCCCGTGTGGAAGCAGTACGGCACGTCGATGCTGAAGGCACGGGCGATCACCCAATGCGCTCGGGATGCCTGCGAGGAAGCCCTGTTCGGGTTGCATTACACCCCGGAGGAGCTCGGCGCCGAGGTCGACAATGACGGCGCGCCTGTGCCGCCGCCAAGGCAGGAGCCGAAACCGGCTGCGGATCCTGCGGTCGAGGACATTCAGGACGCCGAGATCGTCCCCGACGATCCGCACGGGTGGTTGATGGAGGCAACTGTCAAGGCCAGCGTCTTCGAAACCGTCGCGGACGGGCGCCGGTTGTGGGACGAGGTGGCAGCTATGCACCGCGGCCGCATGTGCTCCGGCGACGACCGCAAACACCTCGAAGACTTGATGACGGCACGGTTCGAGGATCTCCAGCGGCCAGCCGAGGAGGTGACCCCGTCTGCGGTGATCCCACCCGGGGCACCGGCGCAGGAGACGGGTGTCGCCGCGTCACGTGGCCAGATCGGTGTCATCCACCAGCATTTCCAACGCCTCGGATACGAAGACCACGAAGGTGACCGCGAGGAACGCCTCGTCTTCACCGGCCGCCTCGCCGGGACCGGCCCACTCGAAACCAGTTCCAGCCTCACCAGCGAGCAGGCCAGGCACGTCGCACGGCAACTCGAAGTGCTTAAAAACCGGGCCGAGCTTGTTGCCCTGCTCCACCCGGCAGACCAGGAGACAGCAGCATGAGCCTCGCAGAAGACGCTATCCGGGTCGCTGTCATGCGGACCCTCGCCGATGACGTGGACCGGGCTCTCAAAGAGGACCGGGCCGCGTTGCTCGAGACGATGGCCGAGGAAGGGATCACCGGCCTGAAAGCCCGGCTACCCGATGGGACGAAAGTCGCGAACCTGCCCTATGTGGGCGGTGAACCGCGGGCCCAGGTCGATGACAACGCCGCCTTAGTTGCCTGGATGGAACGGAACCGACCGGACGAGGTGGAGGTGGTGAAAACGGTCCGCCCGCAGACGTTGAAGGCGATCCTCGATGCGGCCAACACGCACGGCGCGGCGGTCGACCCCAAAACGGGGGAACGGATTCCCGGGATTGGGTTCGGGATCAGCACCCCGTACATACAGGTCAAGTTCGTCAAAGGCAACGGACCGGGTGAGGGTGGCCGGGATCTGATCCGTGAGGCGTGGCGGTCCGGGTCGCTGCAGGCGCCGGATCCGCGGACCCTGCCGGCGGGTGGTGACGGGGATGCCTGACGAGACGTGGACGGCGCGCGGCCGCGAAGTGTGGGACTTCTACCGCAACCTGAACTATCCGCAGCGTCCCTTGTATGACCTGTGCGCGGCCGACAGATGCGTCTGCGGACATTTGGTGTACGTCAGCGATGACGGGCATTGCCAAGTGCAGGGCTGCACCGGCTGCGAAAACCACACCTCCAAGAACCTCCCTGCCGGGGGCACCCAGTGAAACGGGTCACGCCGCTACGGCGAACCAGCCAGCTCGCACAGGTGATCCCACTCCACCGCAGGCAACCTCTGGCCCGGGTCGTCGAGATCCGGCCCCGCAGCCCCAAACAGGCCACCCTGTACCGGGACCGGCGGGTACCGCTAGTGAAAGAACTCCTCACAGTCAGGCCATGGTGTGAGATCCGCTGGGACGAGGGATGCCAGGGCCGGGCAGCCGAGGTCCACGAACCGGGGAAACGGTCCCAGGGTGTGGACATTTGCGACCTGGCTGAGTGTGTGACCACCTGCTGGTATTGCCATCGGCAGGTTCACGGGAATCCGGCTGTTGCGGTCCGGCGGGGGTGGCTGCGGTCGAAGAAGGCCGCGCATCCTGCCGGCGGCGGTGATGCCGCGTGAACATCGCATTTATCGACACGGAGACCACCAGCCTGCGCCATGACCGGCGCGCGTGGGAAATAGGGATCATCCATCGCCAACCCGGCCACGCCGACACCGAGCACCACTGGTTCATCAGGTCCGATGACCTAGACCTTGGAAACGCCGACATCGTGTCACTGAAGATCGGCAACTTTTATAGCCGACACCCGCAGTACCGGTCATCCATTTCGGTTTCTCATCAGCGTGAAGCCGATGTGCTACGGAATGTAGAGAAGCTCACCCGTGGCGCCCACCTGATCGGCGCACTGCCATCCTTCGACGCCGAAGTGCTCGCCACCCGGATGCGCGCCAACGGCATCTGCCCGTCGTGGCATTACCACCTCATCGACATCGAACCGGTGATGATCGGCTACCTGCGGGGGCTCGGGAAACCGGTCCCGGATCTGCCGTGGCCGTCGGATGAGCTGTCCCGCATGGTCGGCGTAGAACCACCCGGGGATGCTCAGCGGCATACCGCGCTCGGGGATGCCGACTGGGTGCGCCGCATCTGGGACAAGTTGATGGGCGGTGATGCCGCATGATCGGGTTCGTGGCGACCTGCCTCCTGATCGGCCTCGGTGTCCTCACTCTCCTCAGCATCGCCGCCGCAGGGCTGTTCCTGTGGATCGACCGCTGGTTCACGCGGCGCCGTGAAACTGTGGCAACGATCCGCCGGGCCGCGCAGATCAACTTGCGCAGGCAGCGGGACTGCCGCCTGGATCGTCTGTGGGGCCGGTACGGCGTCACTTTCGAGGGCGAGTTCCGGGACGACGAGGCCGTTGCGGCGCTGTCCCGTGATCTAGCGCGGCAAGACGAAACCGGGCGGCCAGGTGAGACGTCATGACCGGCGGCCGGTGCGGCGCTATCTACCTCGGCCACGGCGGCGCCAGATGGGTCTGCGCACGCAGCCCAGCCGCCATGTACCGGCGGTGCTGCCAGCATGAGCATCCACGCGAAGTCCTGCTGTGTGCTTTTCACGCCGGAACACTCAGCGATGGACTTTGCAGGGAGTGCCTTAACCATCCGACGGATCCGCATGAGTGCGGGATTCATGTGCAGCCGCTGGCAGATAAGAGGGCGCTATGACCGACGGCAGGTGGGTCTGGGGAGGGGACATCCTAACCTCTACCGCCGCAGCCGTTGCGCGGGAGCTGGACCGGACCCGCGTCGAACGGGACGCCTACCGGAACGCCCTCGAGCAGGTCACCCACGACTTCACACCGCAGCGGCCCGGTAGCGACGTGTGCGGTGTTTGCGGCTGGTTCGACGGGCCGGAGCATCAGACACCCGGCAGGGTCCACGCCGGGCTGGCTCTCGGCACACCGGGGGCACCATCGATCGCCTGCCCGAAGACACACATCCCGGAAATCCCTTGCGATTGCGGCGCGAACCGCAGCCCTGGGGCGGCCTCATGACCTCGGCGGGGCGCGTTGCTACAGAGGCGGGAAGGGGAAGCCCGGTCTCCCAAAGCGCGCGCCCCGCTGAGCACCACTGCACATGTGCCCACTCGGCGGTGCTTCACAACCTCAGCCCCACACGGGGGCGCACCGGCTGCTCGTTCATCGGCCCGCGCGGCGTGGTGTGCGGCTGCCGCCTATTCACCGAAGGAGACACCGATGGATGAACCACTAACCGCCGTGTCTCTGTTCGCGGGAATCGGCGGCTTCGACGAGGCCCTACGGCGCTCCGGAGTGCACGTAACCGCAGCCGTTGAGATCGACGCAGACTGCCGCAGAATCCTCGGCCGCCACTTCCCGCAAACTGCCCTGTTCAACGACGTGACGGAGGTCACTGGTGACCAGCTACGAGCAGCCGGATTTGTTCCCGCCCGGGGAATCATCACCGCCGGGTGGCCCTGCCAGGGAAACTCGGTCGCGGGCCGTCGCAGCGGCATGGCTGACCCACGTTCTGGCCTGTGGCGGCACGTCGTGCGACTCCTGGCTGAGACACGCCCCCGTTGGTTCATCGGCGAAAACGTTCCTGGGCTCCTTTCCATCGGCGACGGCCGCGACTTCGGAACGGTCATCGCAGACTTGGATGACCTGGGGTACGGCGTGGCGTGGCGAGTTCTGGACGCGCAATGGTTCGGAGTGCCCCAACGACGCCGTCGTGTCTTCATTGCCGGATGTCTTGGAGACCCAGCGGGACCTGTCGAGGTATTGCTTGAGCCCGAAAGCGGCGCAGGGTATTTTGCGGCGGGCGGAGCGGCGGGGGCGGACGTTGCCGGAACACTTGGCAGCCGCGTTGGAGGGTCTCGCACAACAGACCTCGATGGGAACGGCGCCTATTTCACAGTCGGAACCCTCGGAACCTCAGGTCCCGGCGGGGGATGGCGGGTAGGGGCGGACGAGGCCGCTGCGGGACAGCTCGTGACGACGCTCCAGGGTGGGGGACGGCGTGGGCACCGGGTCGATGCCGAGGGCGCCGCCGGTGGTCATCTGATCGCGTTCGACGCCGCGCAGATCACCAGCGCGGAGAACCGGGTCAATCCGCAGCCGGGTGATCCGCAGCCGATGGTGGCTTACGCCCTGACGGCCCGCAACGACCGCAACGACCGCGAGAACCGCGAGAATACGTGGATCCCCGTCACTTGTGAGCGAATGGTCACCCATGCGCTCACAAGTGACGGGGCGGACGCGTCCGAGGACGGCACAGGACGCGGCACACCGCTCATCTCACTCGCCGTGGCCGGGGACTTCAGCGCAGGCGAGAACGTGGCTCAGGCAGTCCGTGGGGCGCACGGCCAGCCCGGCTGTGTCACAGCCGGGCTGGCCGTCAGAAGACTCACCCCGACCGAATGCGAGCGTCTAATGGGCCTACCCGACGGATGGACCGAAGGCCAATCCGACTCCGCCCGCTACAGGCAGTTGGGCAACAGCGTTGCCGTCCCGGTCATCGAATGGATCGCCCGCCGTGTCCTGGCGGTAGAGGCAGCGAAGGAGGTCGCTCGTGCGGCATGACGAAACCTGGCGCGACCACGCAGCCTGCTACGGAAAGCCGCGGGAATGGTGGTTCCCCGAAGGCGACCGCGGCGAAGCCCTCCAGCACCTCCAGGCCGGGAAACGCATCTGCCTCAACAAGTGCCCCGTCCGCGAAGAATGCCTCGACTACGCCCTCGGCCGCGGTGAAAAGTTCGGCACCTGGGGCGGTCTCAGCGAAAAAGAACTGGATCATGAGCATAGGAACCGGCCGCGCAGGGTCGGGGCGAAACGGGCCGTGAAGGACGCGGCGTGACCCCGCGGGCCCGCGACAACAGGGATACGGGGTGGCGGATCAACCGTGCCCGTTCCACCGCCGAAGCTGTCGGGTCGGCGCGGAACGCTTCCAAGGATTCGTGGCGGGGTGCTGATGCGATGACCGCCGCGAATGATCTGACGCCGGGGCAGCGGGCGGATGCGGTGCGGTTTGTGCAGCGGCATGAGGTGGAGGGCTGGGTGATGGAGACGTTGCTGGCGTTGGGGTTGCGGCAGCCGGGGACACGGGTGGTGCGGTGTCATCCGACGGGGACGCGGATCAAGACTGGTGCGTACCGGGTCGTCAGCGACGGCCAGCCATGAACGGCAGGTCAGGCGCAGGCTGCGGAGAGCTCGCCGCGCTTGCGTGCCTCACGGACGAGCCGGGCTACGTAATCGTAGGTGTAGACGTACCCGATGGCACGGGTGATGGTGGCTGGTTTCTCACCAAGCGCCGCAGCCTTCACGATCGCGGCACGCAGCCGCTCGGGTGCGGCCACGTAGGCGTCCGCTGCTTCCTTGAGTTCCTGTGTCATAGCGGGCTCCACGCTTTCCATCGTGCCATGTTCACGACCCTGCGTCACGCACCGGGCTTATCACCAAGGATAGCGTAGTAGTATCTTGATCTGAGTTAGTGAACATAGGACCCACCTAGAGGGGGGGCAGCTTGACTGAGATCCGGACGCCCCCTGATCACGCCACGTGCAAAACGCATCGTCACTACAAACTGAACTGTGATCAATACGAAAGCCTCCTTCGCCGCAGCGGGCAACACTGCGAGATATGCCAGCGTTCGTGCGCAAAGACATCACACGGCAAGCTCTTCATAGATCATCAGTACGCACTGTGGGGCGTACGCGGGCTGCTCTGTAACCCGTGCAACTCACGACTGAGGAGCGGGCCAAGTAGTTGGCAGCGCGCTGAACGGTACTTGGCGAACTCCTGGTGGGAGCAGCAATGCTCAGCGCTCGGGCTTCCCGCCGGTCGTCGCCCAGAGCCAGGGGTCGGATCTGCAATCCGTAACCAGTGGGGAACTATCTGGATCAACGCAGGGGACTGGTGGCGTGCGCCAACGCAAAAAGGCCACGGCTGGAGTCCAACCAACTGGCAGGGCCTCTACCGCGCATACGGCCCGCACAATCTAGTGCCTTTTAACATGGCGATCATCGCCGATGAGCCAGGCATGTGGATCCTGCGAGTAGAGCTGACCGGATCTCCCGTCGTCTGGGCGCAAGTATGCGAAGTGACAGGCATCGCCTTGAAACCCGGCGATGTCTACGATCCAGCCTTCACTGGGGCGTCAAAGCCGTACGCCTCCTCGACGGGTGCCGACCAGCCACGCGAGGCCCGGACAGGACTGCGTACGTGGACTGGGTGAAGCTGTCGGCCCGCTACTACCTCGACGTAGCGATCGCGAACCTCCCCGACGCCGACACCGAAGTCATGTTCACACGCGCACTCGCCTACGCAGGCGACCAAGAGACAGGAGGCTGGATCCCCACGGGGATGCTCCCCGCGTTCTGCCGGAACAGGCGGT